GCTGAAGCGGTGGGGTTGGGTCATCAGAACTCGGTGGGGATGTCGTTGCCGCACCAGTCGCACCAGCCGGGGCCGGCGCAGGTGCCCTGGTCGTGGATCTCGTGCATGCGCATGTCCTCCCAGTCGCCGATCTGCTGGTCGACGCTGAGGTCGTAGTCGATGTCGAGGCTCATGCTGGTCCCCTTCGGTCGTTCGCGTGTGTGTGTCCAGTATACACGTGCCGCGCCACGGGGGAAGTGTGGCGCGGCACTGTACCGGTTTGTCCACCAACCCCCATACTGGCCTGCAAAAACATCGCATACCATACCGGTAGGTCAACTAACGCGGGCACCAATCACCCAACTGGCACGCCCCAGGGCAGCACCAGTGCGACACGTCGCGTGACGTGCCATCCACCTTGCAGAACTTGGACCAGTGCGAGATCTCCGCGTGCTTCCCGCACTGAAGACACGGCGTAGCCGGATCCACATGCTCGCGCTCGTCCCACTTCAGCGCGTCCAGATCCGGATGATGCAACCCCGAATGCCCCGGAACGTGGACACACCGCAACATGTCCCACTCCACATCGCTACACGGAGATTCCAGCTCGATCCAGGCCGCGCACCGCTGCCGCTCCGTAGACAGTGGCCCGAACTGGGCTACGAGGTCATACCAGGTCCGTGTACCCGGTACGCCTACCTGCTCGGCCTCGCGCCACATGCCGCCGGAGGTGCCGTTGCCAGCAGTGACACGCGACCACCGGTCGCCGTCTTTGTCCCACACCATCGCCAGGTCATCGGGCGGCAGCGGCACACTGAACACGCTCACTGCGGCTCCTTCGCTCCCCGTCCGCACTTCGCGAACAGCCTGAACGTCCCCTCCACCTGCCGAACCACCTCATGCCCCGACAGCAGCCCGTACGGCTCAAGGCAGTCCACACACGGCAGGCCGAGCGTCGCCATCGCATCGTCGGAGTTGACGTCCTCGCCGGCGACGTCGGCGTCCGCGCGGCGCTGCTCGAACTCTTGCAGCAGGACGATCAGGTACGTGTCTCGGGCTTCGCGTTTGCGCTGCTCAGCCCTGGTGAGGTCGCGGGTTGCGCCTTTCCATTGTCGCCAGGCGCTGTCGCGGGTCATGTGCGGCATTGATGATCACCTTCCGGAAGGTATGTGTGAGGGGAGCATACACCGTGCTTATGCCGTGCCCTCCTCGCCGGCCGTGCCCTGCCCGCTGGCGGTGGGCTTCTCGTGCTGGGCGATGTACTCCATCGGGTGCCAGGTGTCCCCGGCGTCGAAGACGGCGACGATGGAGGGCATGCCGGGCAGTGAGCAGGTCTCGCACCACAGCAGAAGCTGGTCGTCACCGTTCGGGCTGAACGCGTAGACGCACCGGGTGGTCGTGTCCTGCTCGCCGTCGCCCGCCCCAGCGGCCTCGTACTCCTCGCACGTCTGGCCGTCATGCGCCGGGTGCTCGCGGTCGTGGTCGGTGGCCTTCGGCCCTCGGTGGGTGTGCGGCGCGGTGTTGCGGCGCGGGTCGAAGGTGATGCGTACACCGCTGGCCGCGATGGCCTCGTCGAGGACGGCGATCGGGTCGTACGTCTCGTCGGGCTGCGGCGCGGCGGCGAGCACGGCGCGCACGTCGTTGGCGTTGAGGATCCAGATCGTGTTGTCGCACAGGCGGCGGACCTCGGCCAGCTTGGCGCGCAGCGTGATGTTCTCCGCGCGCACCTTCGCCAGCTTGGACCGCACGCCCACCAACTCGGCGCTCAGGCGCTCGCACTCGGCGAACGCCGTGGTGTGCGCCCGCTTGTTGGACAGCGCGACCGCACGTGCCGTCTCCAGCTCGGCGCGCAGCGTGTCGGCCTCGGCGCGGGCGGCGTCACGCTGGCTCAGCACGTCGTCCCGGCGGGCGCAGAGCTTGTCCACGTACCGCTTCGCGCTGTCGCGGTCCTCCTCGGCCCACTTCCGCTCATTGCGAGCGCGGTCCAGGTCGGCCTGCCGTTCGTCCAGCTCGGCGCGGGTGGCGGTTAGGGCGGACAGCAGCGCGGGCACGCCATTCACCGCAAGGAGGTACGCGGCGCGCTGGTCCAGGTGGGCCGTGTCCGGGCTGCTCTTGTCCGACAGCCAGCGCGTACCGCGCTCCAGCCAGTCGCGAACCTTTTCCAGGTCGATATCGGGGGTCATCTCTACTCCGTGTGTGTGCGTCATGGGTACAGTCTAGCGGCGTTTCTGCTGTTCGCGTAGCTTGGCGCGTGTTTCGGCTAGGTAGCGTTCGGCTTGTTCGACGCGTACCCGCATTTGGCGTTCTTGTTCTTCGGCTTCGATGACGTCCCGGATTTGGGTGATGAGGGTACGTGCTCGTTCGGCGAGGGCTCGGGTGCGTTGGCGTGGGGAGGCTTCGGCTTCGGCGAGGGTGCGTTCGATTTTTCCGAGTGGTGCTGTGCCGGGTGAGGTGTTGGTGGTGCGTGGGGGGCGTCGGGTGTCTGTGTGTTGTGCGGCTATGACGTTTTGGATGGTGGGGAGGGGTAGGAGGAGTTTTGCGGAGATTTCGCGTTTGCCGATTCCTCCGTTCCACATGTCGAGGATGTGTTGGCGGGTGTCGGGGTTGGGTGCGATGCGGTGGACGTGGGTGAGGGGGATGGCGAGTTCGTCGGCGATGTGTTCTGGGGTGTGGCCTTCGGCGTGGAGACGGGTGATTTCGCGGTCTGTGTCGGGGTGGTAGAGGGTCACGGGTGGGTGCCTGTCATGCGGCGGTATTGGTCGCGGGCGTAGCGGCTGGTGGTGTAGCCGTAGATGCATCCGAACCAGCGGTCGCGGTCGGATGAGCAGAGGGTGGCGAGCCAGCGGGCTTCGCGGTCGGTGATGGGGCCGAGTTCGGTGTAGACGTCGGCGGGGTTGAGGTCATGGCGTAGGCGCATCGGTGTTCCTGTGCTGGTCGAGGATGGCTTGTCCGGTGGCGGTGATGTGGAGGGTTCGGCGTTCGGCGTTGCCGGCTTCGGTTAGCCAGCCGGCAGCGACCATGGTGCGTACGGCGTCGTTGCAGAGTGCCCCGTCGACTCGCCAGCCGATGCGGTTTTGGGGGTACCAGCGGACGCGTGGCGGGGTTGCTGTGGCTTCGGCTAGGACGTACATGCGGTGTGGGGTGGGTTTGAGGTCCACGCTGTTCTCCTGCCGTCTGACGCGTACGGGGGCGAGTTGGGCGTTGTGGAGGAAGCCGCGGGGGCGTCGGCGGTAGGGCGGGGGCATCAGTAGGCACCGTAGGTGTCGGGCCACGGGTTGCAGGCTGGGCAGCTCGCGTCGGTGCAGCAGGGTTGGCGGGGGTGTTTCTGCATGATGTGGTCGTCTGCCCAGTCGATTGCGTCGGGGAAGTCGTCGGCGCGCAGGTAGATGCCGGTTCCGTCTTCGGCAAAGCAGCATGGGCAGTAGGCGGTCCACTGGTTGAAGCCGCGCTGCCGGTGGATACGGATACGGCGCAGGGGCCGGATGAACGTGGGCATCAGCGCACCGCCGCGAAGATGTCGAGCTGTCCGGGGATCTCGATGCGTGGTTCGGGTTTGCCTTCGGCCTGGCGGATGCGCTTCGCAACGCACAGCGGGCAGACGACGTCGGGGTAGCGGGGGTCGCCGGTGACGTGGTACCCCTGGCGGCGGGCTTCGGCGATGGCCGCGGCTTCGCTGTCGAAGTGCATGTCGCCGAAGTCGCCTTCGACGTTGTCGTCTTCGCAGTCGTCGCAGCCGATCATGTACATGCGCTCATCCCACATGCCCATTGCCGGTCACCTCCGGCTTGGTGCCGAGGATGCGGTGTGCGCGGACGTTGACGCAGCCGACGCCTTCGGACGTGTCGGAGAGTCGGTGGTTCTGGCAGTAGCCGTGGTGGTCAAGCCAGCACTGTTCGTTGTCGATGTACTCGCCGATGATCGACAGCGCTTCGGTGAGGGTGCTGGTGTCTTCGCGCTTTGCGGTGTGGCGTTTCTCGTCTGCCATCTGGTAGCGGGCGTTGAGTACGAGGGACGCTGCGAGTAGCGCGGACACGCTGTTGTGGTCTGTGGCTTGTGCGGTGCCGGCGAGCGCGGACGCGGTCAGTGCTTCGCCTTCGGTACGGATGCCGTCTACGGCGGAGGAGACGAGTTCGGCGAGCTTGTTGGTGATGCCGGCGTGGATTTGGTCGATCTTCGCCAGTTCGCCGGGGGTCAGGTCAGCCATCAGGATTCGTCCTCGATCTGGTATGCGGTAACGGCGGTGGTGTGGACGAGGTTTACGCGCGTCTGCCCCCCACCGGGGATTACCTTGTCGGTGTTGTCGAACATGGGGTTCATCCACGGCGTGTAGTAGTGGCCTCCTCCGGTGGACCAGTTGGCTGTCCTGACCTTGACCGCGTCTTCGCGGTTGGTGGTGGAGGCGGATACGGTGCCGCCTCCGATGAGTGCGAAGTGGAAAACGTAGCGGGTCATCGATTGAGCCTTTCGTCTAGTTCGCGGATCGCGTCGGCGTTGCGGCCCTGGTGCAGGGTGCTGTAGCCGGTGGCAGTGCGGCAGTAGGAGCCACGGGGGGCCTTGCAGCGGGGGCACTCGACGCGCATGCGGATGATGCGGGGGTCGTCGGTGCGGGAGTTGAGGACGTCTTCGGACGTCACATCCCAGCGCATCAGGCACCTTCCGCGTTCAGTGTCCGGGCGGCTTTCAACGCCCGTTCCTTGTCTTCGTAGAGTCCGATCATGATGCTGCGGCCGGATGGCCAGCGGCGCGACAGGACGTACTTTCCCTTGTGTATGCCGCTTTGGGCTTTCTTGACTTCGATGCGGCTGTCGGGTGGGGGTGTCGGCATGGTCAGCCCCGGTAGGTGTGGGTGCAGATGAGCATGCGGGTTTCCGACTGCCGGTCGTACTGCTGGCATCGGTCGGTGCACCACTGGCCGTCTGGCGCGGTGAGGGTGCTGCCGGTGCGTCCGCAGTAGTTGCAGGCGGTGTTGTCGGTGATCGTGGTGACGTCGAAGGCGACACCGAAGTACGCGTTCGGCATGTGTTGGTCCTTTCCTCGCGGGAAAACGTGTGTGCCCTCAGCATACACGCCGAGGGCACACAGGAGTATCGGGGGTCACACGTGGACGCTAGTCGATGACGTCCGGCGCGTACCGGGGCGCAGCCTGACCGGGCCACTCCGCCGTCTTGTCGTAGTGGTTGCCGACGTGCCCTCTGGGCTGGAAACAGCGGCCAGCATCGCCGCATCGGTCACTTACGGATGCAGCCTGTGCGATGTCGGAGGGCACCCGCGGCACACGCCGCGGCAGCGCCTCCACAGCGGTCATGGCGGCGTCGTAGATCGGGTTGCCGGGCTTCAGGTTCGGGATCTCGTCCGCGGGGACGGTCAGGATCAGCGGCATGTAGTCGCCCATGATCCGCGCGGTTGCGGAGTTCGCGGCGACATCGGCGGCGTCCTGCGCCATGGCGACCACGCGCCTGGATTCCGCCTCGTCGTGGGTGCAGCAGGTACCGAAGTCGGCGTTGCACGTGCCGCAGCAGGTTCCGGTGCGCTGGCACTCGGCCAGAGTGTCTTCGCCTTCGGCGTACACGTCGGGGCTGACCTCCGGCAGGCGCGCGAACAGGGCACCCGTACCGCCGATCTCGGCCCACGTGTCGGGGTGGTCTGCCCACACCAGCACTGGCGCGGTACCGCCGGCGGTCGTGGCGTCCTGGTCGGTGATGGTGTCGACGTTGGCGTGTCCGAGCCACAGCCGCCGCCAGCCGCCCGCGTTGCCGACGCGCAGTGACAGGCAGCCGTCCTCGGCGTCCCATGCGATGGCATCGAACGGAGGCAGGCCCGTGCCCGCGCCGGCGCCGGCGAGCAGGGTCAGCGCCGCGGCTACGGGCTCCTTCTCCGCGACGTCCAACAGTCGCTGCATGCCGGGGCTGAGGAACATGCTGCGTTCGCGGCGGGGGTAGCCGGGCGGGTCGAAGTAGCCGTTGTCCATCTCGCGGATGACGTTGTCCAGCTCGCGCCGGTTCCAGCTCGTGAGGTGCTGTACGGGGGTGGTGGACTGGATGATCAGCCACGGGCAGGTGCACTCGTCGGGCTGCCCGGATCCGTAGGGGGAGTGGCCGGTGTTTTCGGGGTTGGGGCATCGGTCGTCGCGGCGGGGTTCGTAGGTTTTCATGCACTCTTTCCCATGATCTTGTCGATTGCTTTGCGAAGTGAGGACGTTTCGCGGACGACCCGCGCCATCGGGGTTTCGTCGGGGTCGATGGCCCGTAGTGGTGGGTTGTGGCAGGGGCAGTGCAGGTCGTCGCAGTCGGTACACGCGTCCGGCATGGGGAAGCGGATGCCGCCGCGCCGGACCGTAGGCGGTTCGGCTGCGTCCCATGCTGCCGACTCCACACGTGCGGTCGCTGCTTCCAGATCCGTGAACCAGTCGGCGGGGCGTCTGGTACTGCCCATCGGGGGCTTACCGCGTTCCGCCCACGCCTGCTGGTGCTTCTCGTTGACGAAGTCGGGCGACGGACCCCGTGCGGGGATCTGCTGTCCGCAGCCACACCCGCACAGGTTCGCACGCATCGCCTCGTCGATCTGGCGGATGATGTCTTCGCTCATGTCAGCACGACCACGCCAGCACCGTCCCAGACGCGTGTACCGGCAATGTGCCAGCCAGGATGCGTAGGGGTGCGCTCACACGAAAGGCTGCTGCCGGGCTCCAAGCTGTGCGTCCAGTACTCGGATTCGGCACGGTGCCCGCAGGTGTCGGCGGGTACGGGATCGGACCAGCGGAAGTGTCCCCACTCGGCGTCTTCGGCCTCGTGCTGTCCAGCGTGACCAGCGCGGAGGTCGCACAGTGCGCGCAGCGTACGTGCGCCCACGGTTGCGCCATCGATTGTCACGGCAGGGTCTACGAACTCTGTGTTCGCGGGGCACGGACCGGGTCGGGCCTGCTCGGCGAGGATCGACGCCCGCAGGTGCGGTAACGCAGCCTCGATCACCCGCGCGGACGCGATCGTCGGGAACGTTTCCACGAACGCATCCACCGTGTCCGGGTCCCGGTACGGCTTGACGAGTGCGGCAGCGCCGGCGTTGATGGCGTCGGTGTACGGGTCTGTAGACATCAGGCGTGTCCCTCTTCCATGTCCCGGACGGCCCGGATGATGTAGGCGCGGGCGTCTGCCTCGTCGGGGTAGTAGTTGACGCCGTCGAGGCCGTTGGAGATCCACGCTACGCAGTAGCCGTATCCGGGCCGTAGCGCGTACAGGGAGAGGGCGTGGGCGGGGGTGACGGCGTGGTGGTAGCGCTCGTCGGTTTGTGCGGGCCATCGTCCGCGGCTGCCCCGGTGGTAGCGGGCGAGGGTGAGTAGCCGTGACTGGGTTGCGGTGGCCATCAGCCCATCTCCGCTTCGGCTTCGGCGATCAGGCGGCGTGCGTCGAACCGGGTGATCGCCAGCCGAAGGAGGGTGTCCATCTCGCCGGCGAATTCGCCGTTGGCCTTGTGGCGTGACATGGCTGCGGTGGTGATGGCGGAGACGTCGATGGACCGTACGGCGTTGTTGAGTGTGGTGATGGCGTCTTCGCGGATCTGGTCGGCTTTCTTGTGCTGGATCACGTCACACGGCCCCGGAGTCGCGGAGGAACGTCCACGCGTCGCGTGTCCAGCGGGCATCGTCGAGGGCGTTGTGCGCCGTGCCGGTCTGCTGGGGTAGGCGGTTGTCGAGCAGCGCGGCGGCAGCGACCTGCTGCACGTCGTTGGTCCACGTGGGGATCCCCTTCGGGAGTGCGATCAGGGGGCCCCACAGTTGGGCCAGGACGACGTAGTCGTATGCCGAGTAGTAGCCCCACAGCTCGACCTGTCCGCCGTGCTGGGTAAGGAAGTGCTGAACACCGCTCGCAATGGCGGGTTTTGCCCTCACGCTCGGATCGGCGAGGTTGAACGGCCATGACGTCGGCTGCATGTTGCGGGCGTCTCCGTATGCCTTCGGCAGGTGCGGGACCACGTTGGCCATCAGCCACGGATGATTCTTGATCCTCTTCCACGGAGCGTCGGCGTTGACGGCGTAGTACTCACGGCCGTCCTCTGCGACGATCCCAATCGAGATCAGGTCGATCGTCAGACCGTCTTCTAGGAACTCTGCGTCGTACCAGAACCTCATGTGAGCGCCTTCCGTACGGGTTCGATCGAGTAGACAGCTACCGGCATCCCCTGGACGACGTACCAGTGCATGGGCATCGCCCCTGGTGCCGATTCGAGGGCGTGGCGGACTTCGCGGGGGATGGTGTGGGCGAACACGGGCCAGTGCACGGCAGCCGTGGTGGACACGGTGACGCGGTATTCGGTCCGGTCGCATCGGATCAGGTTCATGGTCAGGCCGAGCGCGTTGCGGTCGGGGGTGTCGAGGTCGGTCAGGTGGATTAGCGGCCCGGCGTCGGGCATCCACGGGTGGGGGGTGCCGGTCAGCCAGCGTTGGCGTTCGATGTGCGGCGCGGCGTGGGCGCACGTGTAGTGGTAGAGGCGCATCGCTCAGCCGCCGTTCTTCCAGCCGGGGCCGAGTTTGGCGTGTACCTGGCCGCAGGGAACGCATTGGGCGAGGCGTGTCCAGCCGCCGTCGAGGGATACGGATACCCATCGGTCGGAGCCGCAGCGGGGGCAGATGTGTACGGGGTCGGTTGGCATTGGTCCTCCTCATGTGTGTGCTAGCGGTGGCAAAGATCGAACGTGTATCCTTGCCGCATACAGACTATAGCCCCGGAGGCAACCCCCATGACACACGACCCGCCACTCAACCTGCGCGGCATCTCACGACTGCTCGGCGTCAGCTTCTGGCGGGTACGCGGCTGGCGGATGCGCGCAGGCAACGGCGCAGCCCACACGTACGAACTTCCGCCCCCGGACGTGTCGCAGCTACACCGGCAACCGCTCTGGTCGACGGAGCTGATCAAGACGTGGGCGGAGGCGAACGGCCTGTGGCCGGTCGGTGCGATCACCCGGCAGTGCCCGTACGAGCCGTGCGGGGTGCCGTGCGCGCCGCTCAAGGGTGAACACGGGGTCCGTCCGCACCGGTACAACGGGGACTGGTGCCCGGGTGGCGGCTCGGAGGTCGCGCAGGCTATTGCGGCTGCGGTCGCGGCTGCCAGCGTGTAGAAACTGGCACGGCCCCCGCCCGAGACAAGCTCAGGACGAGGGCCGGCACACACACACGAAGGCACGGGACCAACCGAACCGAACGATGTCACGACGATAGCAGGTGTAGAGGGGACGCACACAACCAGAGGGGATCCCGTCATGTCACGCAGGGGCTACGACCGGCCGCCGCCGCGGCTTCCGGTTCGTGCGCACTACTACCAGCGCCGGTTTGAGGGGCGTGTGGAGGGGTGTGCGGTGTGTCCGCTGCCGGCGGGTAACCGTGTGCATGACGAGCAGGTGTTGGCGCAGGTTGCCGCGGTGGAGGCTGCACGGTTCGGGGACTGATCACGTGTGCTAACGTCGTTGCCATGACACACACGATGGTAGACGTGACCGAACTGGTTGGGATCCGCGAGATTGCCCACCACTTCGACGTCTCTCGGCCCACCGTCTGCAAATGGCGCACACGCTACCCCGCGTTCCCCGAGCCTGTCTGCCACGTCAGCGCGGCCCCGGTCTTCCTGTGGCCCGAGGTGGTCCGCTGGCACGACGCTTTGACCTCGGGACGACGTATCCCATAAACATTTACGGCCCCCACGGCGCGAACCGTGGGGGCCAAAGTCGCATCCGCTCCCTGCTAAAAGAACGAGGCTGCTGTGTACAACAGTAACAAACCGTTGGTGCGCTGATGGGGTCCCAACTCGTTGCGAAGGTGTTCGCGACGTGGGCACCCCACGTCGGCGACAAAGCGTTCCGTGTCCTGATGCGTATGGCTCACACCGCGCTGGACGAGACGAACGAGCGTGCGCAGGCGTGCCTGTACTTCGGTGGACCTGACCTTCTCGCCGCGACCATGCCCGGTACGGGTACCGACGCGTCAAAGCAGCGGATCGCCCGGCGCGCGTTAGAAGAACTGGTTGCGTTGGGGGCTGTCGAGTTGGTGAACCGGGCTGGAAACGGTCGGCGGCAGGTGTACCGGCTGACGTTGTGGGGGGAGCCGCAGACGCTTGCTTTCCACAAGAAGAAGTCGGCGAAGTTCGATGCTTGGGTGGAGGGGCACCGAAAGTTGGCGGACAACCCGAGTCCGCCTCAGCCGGACAACCCGAGTCCGCCTCAGCCGGACAACCCGAGTCCGCGTAGCCGGACAACCCGAGTCCGCCCTAGGAACCAAGAGGAACCACCAGAGGAACTAAGAGAGGAAGACGTGCTTTCGGACGGCGCGCAAGTTACGGACGCGCGCGAGCCCGAGCCGCAGCAACCCGAACCTGTTTCATCTCTGCCGCCGTGTGGTGATGCCTCGTGCTTCATGGGCTACGTGAAGATCGCCGGACAGCCCGGCAACCACCGCTGCCCGGTCTGCAACCCGCCGCGGGGCAAACCCGCGTGGTCCCTTGACGCCTGACAGTTTCGATGTACCCTGGTAGCACACACACGAACGGAGGCACCATGACCCACCCCGAAGACGCCATGCAGCGCGCCGTCGCATACGGCGAACTCATCGACGAGCGGTTCCCCGCACACCCGGACCCGACGTGCTCCTACAGCACGTTCTGCCAGGACGCGCCCGACCCCGGCAGCATCGACGGCGTCTGCACCTACCACCGCGCCGACACGGAGCGCTACGACGACGGCGAGGAGTGGCCCCGATGAAGGCGCACAACGTTGAACCCGGTTACGTCATCCGCTACGACGACAAGGCGTGGCGGGTCACCGCCCGCGCCGTCAGCATGGCGCGCGGGGACGGCTGCGTGGTCATGGCCGAACTGCACGATCCGGCACTGGACGTGTTCGTGTGGGGGCCGGTGGCGCTGGTCTTCGACCGCTTCGACGAGGAGGTGTGGGTGTATCACTTCGCATCCAGCCCCTACCCCGCCGACTGGGCCACCCCACCGGAAACCGACTGGGACACCTACGGAAGTTGCCCAACGTGCAAGGCCACGTCCAGCACGCCGTGCACGGCGAAGGGACAGCAGCGGAGCCGCCCGCACGCGAACCGTACGTCCTTCATCTGGAAGGCAGGCGAGTGATGGCACAGCAGGTGATCGACGGCATCCTGTACAGCCCCGTCAACGCACACTCGCTCCGGCGCGGCGACCTCATCCGGCTTCCCGACGGGTCTTCCGCCCGGCGCGTCCAGCAGACCCCGACCCGCGAGGGCGACACCGCATTCGTCGCCGTCGGGGAGCACCACCTGTTTGGCCTGTACGGGTTCGAGTCGGGCTGGAACGAGCCTGTGCTCCGCGCTGTCGGGGCCGGCGTCGGAGGTTTGCTGTGAACCTGTCCGCGCACGAGAAGCTGCAACGCGCCCTCTACTGGACACGCACCGTCGTCCAACACGAGCCCGCGCACATCGTCACCGACCAGAGCCGCGGCGGCGTCGTCCGCTACTTCCTCGCCTGCCGCAACACCGTCAGCGGAGGCCGAACCTGCATGTACCGGGTTGTCGAGGCGCAGCAGGCGCACGTGTGCGTCGGCTGCGTCAAGGAGGTCACGTCATGACGATGCGCATCGGTGGCGGGGTCCGCTCCGTCCAGACCCGCAACACGCCCGACATCGACGACGGAGACGCCTCCGGCTACGCCGCCGCACGCTGCCGCGACTCGGACCCGGAAGCATTCTTCCCAGTCGGGAAGGGCGACAACGCCGAATGGCAGTACGAGCAGGTCCGCAGGATCTGCAACGCCTGCCCGATCAAGGCGCGCTGCCTCGCAGACAGCCTCGAACGCGGCGACGAGTTCGGCATGTTCGGCGGCAAAACACCGGACGAACGCAAACTCCTGCGCAAGCCGAAGCCGACCAAACCGTGCCTGATCTGCGACGAGGCGTTCGAGCCGTCCCGTGCAACACAGTCCACCTGCACCCCGTGCCAGATGCGTTCCCGCGCTTCCGGCGTCACCCAGCTCGACGCATTCCTGCGCAAGTTCTCGACCGAGCTAGAGCAGGCCTGCCGGGCCGGCGTGTCCGACAAGGCGTTTGCGGCGTACCTCGGTGTGTCGCATCACCTGGTCGGCAGGGCACGGGCGGTGCTGGGTATCGACCCGGTCGCGAAGGGCGGCGCTGCGCCCGGTGCTCGGCGCAAGAGTGTCGTAGCCGGTCGGTAGGCTGCGCGTAGGGGTTGGGATGCCCTCCGTTGTTGGGGGAACTGTTGGGCCGGTCGGGTGCTTGCATCCACCGGCCCAACGTGTATGCTAGTGGCACACACACGGTTGGAGATCAGCGCACATGACCGAACTCGTGCACGTCGGCAACTCCCTACAGGCATCACTCGCCTACGCCCGCGAACTCGCCAACAGCGGACTACTGCCCGGCAACTACCGCAAACAGCCCGCCAACGTCCTCTTCGCGCTGGAAATGGGCCGCACCCTCGGCATCACGACCATGGCCGCGATCACCGGGATTCACGTCATCGAGGGGAAGCCGTCACCGTCGCCGGCGCTGATGACAGCGCTCATCCGCAAGGCCGGGCACAAGGTCCGCATCAAGCTCGACCGTGAGGCGATGACCGCAACCGCGACGATCATCCGCGCTGACGACCCCGACTTCGTCTTCGAGGCCGTGTGGAACCTCGACCGGGCCGTAGCCGCAGGACTGTGCGAGATGCGCGCTGGCAAGACGTACGCACGTGACTCGAAGGGCAAGGCGCTGCCGTGGGAGAAGTACCCCCACGCGATGCTGAAGTGGCGCGCGCTGTCGGAGGTGTGCCGCGACGCCGCGGAGGACTGCCTCTTCGGCCTTCACTACATTCCGGAAGAGTTGGGCGTCGAGGTGAACGAGGACGGCACCATCGTTGATGGCGAGCTGGTCGGCGAGCCCGTGTCCGCACCCCCGGCGATGGACCAGGCGCAGACCGACAAGGTTGTAGAGCTGCGTAAGGCGTGCGAGTTCGCGGAGACGAAAGACGACGTGAAGCAGTTGTGGCGTGAAGCCGCCGCGGCGAAGTTGACCGACGTCGTGTTGCGTAAGCGACTCGAACACCTTTTGGCGACGCTGCCTGACACTCCCGCACCAGACGTCATCGTGACGGCCGTGAGCGCGCCGCAGACGCCCGAAACCCCGCTGCCCGTGACGGACAACGCGCGCGCCCTCGCCGAAGCCGCAGCGGCCACGTGGGAGCCCGTAAACGCAACCATCACCGCAACGACCGACGACGGACAGGAGCCCCTGCTGTGAGCAACGTAGGAACCATCACCCTCGACCGCATCCTCGAACAGCTCGCCGCATGCCCCATCCGCGCCCGCATCAACATCGAGGTAGCCGCCATCACCCGCCACACCAACTACGTAGGACGACACCGCGTCACCGAAGACGCACCCGCATACGTCCGCGCCGCCCGCTGGATCGCCAACGAGTGGAACAAGCCCCGCGCCTGGACCACCGCCATCGGGCAGCGGATCGCGAACAGCCTCAGCGACGACAGCGCCGAAAAGGTGTACGACCTGGTGACCGGCGAAACCTTCCGGGAGGCCGCCCGCACCCTCGGCACCACCTGGCGTGCGATGGACCGGGCCGCGTATGGCCGGATCCCGAAGACGTGGCGGCACCGCCTCGAAGCCCGGCAGGCCGCACGCATCGCCGTGCGCCAGCAGTACGAAGACTCGATCGCGTGGTGGGCCGGCAGGTCCGCCGACTACGCCCCGACCCTGCACCGCAACATCGACACCCAGCTAATGCCGATCATCAAGGAGAAGACCCCCGCATGACCAACATGCCCCCGATCAACACGACCGGCATCCCCCACACCCCCCCGAACCGCAAGCGGCGCGTCTGGCTCGGCGCGGGCGTCATGCTCGCCGTGGTCGTCGTCGCGTTCTGCTGCGGCCTCGGCATCGGCGGCAGCGGCGACACCGACCCGCAGGTCATCACCACCCCGACCCCGGTCAAGGTCATCGAGTACCTGCCCGCACCCAGCACCGCCCCTGTCGAGACGTCGGCCGCCGCGCCGACGAAGGCAGCACCCGTCACCATCGAAGAGGGCACCTGGACCGTCGGCGAGGACTTCCCCGCCGGCACGTACAAACTCCAGACCGCGGCGACATCCATGTGCTACTGGGGGATCTACAAGTCCGGCACCAACCAGGCGAACATCATCGACAACGACATCGTCACCGGCGGACGCCCGACCGTGACCCTGAAGCGCGGGCAGGACTTCAAGTCCGACTGCGGCACGTGGGTGAAGGTCAAGTGAAAGGCCACCACCAGTTCGTGCAGATCCCCGTCACACACGACGGCGAAGGCCTCAACGGCGTCGTACGCCGCCTGCACGCCATCGGCTACTACGCGACCATCATCGGCAACAGCGGAGACGTCGTCGTCCTCTACGGCCCGCGCGTAGACCACTACGTCACCCGCTCACCGTACGTCGCACTCATCGGAGACACGATCAGCGTCTCCGACCGGTCAGCGGAGCAGAAACCAGAGAGCGGCGACTGACAGCACGAACACAGCAAGACCTGACCAGGCGGCGCGCTGAGCAATCAGCCGCCGCCTGGACGCCTCTAATACAGCTCGTCGGGCCTGACGGGGGCCGACAGCCGGCCCTCCCACAGGGTCCTTTCGAGCAGCGCCAGATGGCGGAGTGCGATGCCGCGCCATCGTTCCTGCGCCTGCGTAAGCTCCCGACACTTCGCCAACTCCTCACGCCTCGCCTGACGCATCACCGCGACAGCCCCGCCAACCGCAGTGATCAAACCCGCTGCCGCGGTGACCACAGCAGCCAACGCTTGTCCGTCCACCGGTACCCACGCCCCAACCTAGGTAAACAGGTATCCGCATCATCGCATGCGGTAAGCGGTAGAATGGAAACCTGTACATGACACCGATCAAGGGGCAGACGGTGGCCGAATACGTGGTCGACAAGGCAGCGCTCAAACTACGGTCGCAGGTCGACGCGGTCGCTCCACGGCGGCGCAAGGACTCCGACGGCACGATCGGCGACCCTGCGCACGCCGCGCGCGTCTCCGCGCATAACCCAGAGGACTCCGAAGACGCCACCGCGCCCGGCAACCCGGACAACCAGGTAGATGCGGTCGACATCACGCACGACCCCGCCAACGGCTGCGACATCGGCGTCTTCTGGGAGAACATCCGGGCCAGCCGCGACATGCGCGCAAAGTTCTTCATCTTCAACCGCCGCTGCTTCTCCAACTACAACCACAGCGAGGGCGACGCGTTCACGTGGCGGCCGTACCGCGGGGAGAACCCGCACGACAAGCACGGACACGGCGAGATCGACGACCGCTACCACGACCAGACGCACGACTGGAAGATTGGAAACACCATGCAGTGGACCGACAAGCTGATCCGTGAGACCGGCAACAAGAACCGCACCCACGACGACGTCGACGCCGACCTGTCGAACCTGCGCGACTACCTCGTCAGCAAGCCCGGCGTAGTGACCGTCGCCCCGCCCGCCGAAGGCAGCCGTATCGACCTCATCGTCGACGCCGCGCAGAAGATCCTGACCGCCCCGCCCGTGACGGTTACCATGACGCAGGCCGACCGCGAGGAAATCGCGCGGCTGATCGTCGAGCAGCTCGGCGCGCTCCGGTTCGTGCCCATGGCGTAGGCGGCTATTGCGTCATCTGCTGCGCCTGCCACTGCACCGCAATGTTCGTCCACGTGTTCGACGGCCCATTCACGAACAGCCGAAACCCGACCGCAGTGACCAGCGCACAACGCACAAACCAGCCCGACGCCGTACCACTGTTCGAGTTGATGTTCCCCGACACCGCAGGCGGGGCCGCGAACGGCAACGCGAACACCACGTCGATAAACGCCGACGTCGCCGCGGCGAAGTTGAACAACTCCTCGCCGGCCTGATACGCAGACTGCGACGTCGGATGCGACGAGCCGATAGCCAGCCACGACGTAGGGTCAGTCGACACCGACGACGACTGACCCAGCAGCACCACCGAATCGCCGAGCAGCGGCACATACGAGCCCGCGAACCCGACATCGTTTAATACGGTCCCCTGCAACGACACGACGACCGGGTTGATGCCGGTGATAGTCCCGATCCGCACCGACGACGGAGCGCCCGGAACAGACCGGATTTGCGCGGGCAGCGGCGACGTCATGCGACCTTCCACACCTTCAGATACCCGCCCCGGTACGACGGGCCGGTGTTCGACGCGATCGACGCCGCCTGCGCGTACTGCAACTGAAGGTTCGCCGTCGACGTCGCGACGATGAACCCCTCCATCTTCACCGCGAGAATCGTCCCTAGGCCGACACCGCCGAACGTCAACGACGTGCCCGACACGGTCTGCGTCGCGATCTTCACATCGGCCTCAACAGCCGCGGCAGTAGTCGCCAGGCCGGTCCCGGTCCAGCGCATGTTCCCCGCCGCGAACGTCGGCGTCGTCCACGCGTACGCGATGTCCGCGGTAGCGAGGCTGTCGTAGTAGACGAGCGACTCCCACACGTACGTGAAACCAGTCGTCAACGGTGCGAACAGGACCGCATCGTTCTGCAACGCGGCATTCGACGGGATCACAGCCGCATCCGCCGTACGGCGGACGTACGCGTAGCAGTCCGACACACCCGCCGACCGCCACAACACGCCGTTATTGCGCTCCTTGCGGTCCGTCGCCGTCAGGTACGACTCCTCGCCGTCGACGTTCGCCGGGTGCAGCAACGTGCGGTTCGCCTCGTCGGTGTAGCGCAGGTTCAACCTTGACAGGACCGGGGTGTAAAAGTTGGTGAACGCCGCCGGATTGTCGGCGAGGTCCGTACCCGCAGGAGTAGGGACACCCTGGTCCGGGTCGATGATCGGCATAGCGGGTGCCCTCCTAGGCGATACGGCACAGCATCTTGAAAGTGAAGTCGACGAACACGTCCATGTTGCCGACACCGGAGAACAGCACCGTAGCGGACAAAACGTCACCGGCCGCGGCGACGATCGGCCCGACAGCCATCGCGTTACGCGGAACATTGCCCTCCGCGTTCGCGGTGAAACCGAACCGGGAAACAGCTCCCTGACGGATCCTGATACGCAGAGCATTAGTTGTCGCCGGCGTGGACGTGTTGAACACGTGACCGGTAGCGATCCAGATACCGGCACCCCCCGCAGGGATCGTGTATTGGCCCGTCGTGATGACCGTGTCCACACCGGCAGGGATGGTCTGGATACTCGACTGCTGGTCTACGTTGAACCGGTTCAACGCCAGAAGATAATCGGCGTCGACTTCGACCAATTCCGCCTCAATGGCGTTAGCGAGATCCTGAAAGTCGGTCGCGTCGACGACATCACCGGGGCACGGGTAAGGGAACGCGTAGATAGGTGTCGTGTCAGGCATCAGAACGTCACCACCGCAGTCTCAGACCCGAGGAAGGTCGTCCAGTAGATCGCACCCGATGAGATGTTCAGCGTCGATGCGGCGTTCTGATGCCGAATCTCGAAGGTGATCTCGTCGCCGGGTTGGAGGTGGAACGTCCCCACCACCGTTATGTCCATGCCGCCGCCGACGTTCGCCTCAAACACTGTCGCCTCGGCCGAGTCCACCACATCCTGCACCGAGCCACCGCCGGGCACCGTCCGTAGTTGCTGGATACGGACTTGCCGCAGGCTGTTGTCGGTGACGGCACCAGACGCGATGGCGTTAAGGCAGCAGCCGATGTCGTACCCGCCGGGACCAGGCAGCACCGGGATAAACGAGTACGACCAGCCGAAAGGCATGTTGTTGAAGTTTGTCGTAGTTGTTGCCAGACCAGGCTGAATGTCACTGAACGACAGCGAAGACGCCAGGCCGGTAAGGGCCGCGGTGGTCGTCTGGACGATCGTTGGCCGGTTCGCAGCAGCACGTAGGGTCCGTTCAACCTCATATAGGCGCTGTTCGACCTGCAACGCGGTCTCCTGCAACTGCAACGCGACCGCGGCGTAGTTTTCCGGATCCGGACAGTCAAGGTCGATGGGCTGTGTCATGACGCCCGCTCCGTATCCGCATGCCAGTAGACGGCAAGGGAGGCACGCTGCACCGTATATCCGGCTGGAATAGACGTGCCGGCGATCATGAACATAGACACCTGCGTTCCGTCCGTGATGGTGCCCGTGGACTGTGCAGTGATGCCGACATCGAAGGTATTGCGGTCCAGCGCTTCAACGAACTGGAACGTTCCGCCGCTGACCTGAAGTGACCACGTCGAGTTAACGACGCCTTGCGTGGCAACGTTCGCTGTGGCACACACCGTGTACCGGCCTGTACGCGTAACGGTAATGATCCTGTTGTTGGTATCGAAGTTCGTCCATCCCGCCGTGTCGAGGCTAACCGAATCGAACGGAACAGCCTCCGACTCCGGCACCAACACCGGTGTCGTCACCTGGATAAGCGCGACCGGGATAGCCGGCAGAACCCGTGACGCCCCCAGCTCGAACCGGTCCAACACCGCGTCGACGTCAGCGACGAACGTGCACCAGTCCTCCGGGAAGTCGCACGGCGCATCCAATGCGTTCGGATACTCCAGCCCGTACACCGGCGTAAACGACGTCACAGCCCACCCCCCTCGTCAACGGTACCGACAACCATCGAACGCACCGCAACCGACATGTTCCCTGACAAGTCCAGCGGCAGCGTGAACCCGGCAACGACCTGCACCACATCCCGTCCGTCGATCAGCAGCCGCACCGGATCCCCCAGCTCCAGAGCAGCATCGGGGGTGACGTCCAGGTTCCACAACTCTGTCGGCGAGATCGCCGTACGGAGCAGCTGCTGTGCGACACCGGCCGCGCCGCCCTGCGTCGACGGGGTCTGCAACCGTGACAGGTACGAGCGGATCCCGAACCCGCCACCGACGTACGTAGGCGACACCGGGTTCGTGTCCTGCGCGGTAGCGAACACGGGCATGTCGCCGTTCAGCCGCTCACCCGACACCGTGACCGTGTTGTAGATACGCGACCTGGAACGGGACACCTGCCAGCCTTGCACCGACCCGCCGTCAGCATCGGTCAGTGTCACCACCGGGTCCTGCGCGCGCGCCCACGGATAGGTACGCATGACGAAGTCGCCGTTCGCGAGCGCATACCACAACGCGCCCACAGCCTGCGCCAGCTCGTCCAGGGCCCCGCCGCGGTCCTGCTGCCACGTCAACGGCCTGACCAGCGTCGCGGGCACGTCCGACGTCCCGAACGTCGCATCGGTGACCGCGCCGTTGATGAGCCGCTGAAACTCGACGATCACCTGATCGCCGGCGTTGGAGTTCTCCGGCCTGACGAACCCGACGTCGAGGACGTCCCGGCCGCGGTCCTCGCACACGACCGAGCAGACGCCCGCGCCCGCTTCCATCGAAACGTCCTGGATCTTCCCGCGGAACACCTGCCACACGTAGGTCAGGTCGCCGTCACCAAGACGGACACCGTAGAACGCGCGGATCTCATTCCCGAACGGGGCGAGCAGGTCAGAGGGCAGCACTGGGTACAGGTACGACGGAACGGTCAGGTTCAACGTCCGCGCCACCTGCTGACCGAGGCTCGCCGACACCTGCGTACCCGGCAGGAACACCAAACCTGCCGCGGTACGCGGCCCGTCATCCGGCAGCGGAACCTGCCGCTCCAACACTTCCAGCTGCACACCGAGCCCAGACCACACCTCGATCCGGGCATAGTGCTCGTGCGGCGTGCCCAACACGCGCCGGTACAGTTCGTCGTCACCACCGGGCAGCATAAGTCACAGCCCCGTCAGGACGCCGGTCCACGTACGGACCCCGTCGTCAACATCGTTCCAGTCTGCAAAGTCCGTCAGGACAGCAGGCGGGGGTGTGTTCCAGTGGCGCAGCCCCGACAGTGGCGGCTGACCCGGGCCGGAAGGCGACGCAAGGCCGAGCAGCAGATCCCAGTAGTCCAGGCCGGCGATGGTGATCGACCCCCACGACAGGTAGATGTCGCACAGGTCCATGAACCTGGCCCCGCACACCCCGTTCGCGGGGCCTTCCGGCCTGTCTACGAGCGTGTGCGGCAGCGTGATACGCCTGACCTGGATCCGGTGATCGGGCACCAGCCGCTCAACGGACACTGCGCCAACGGTGATGTACCTGTCGGTGATGCAGTACACGGCAGGTGCCTGGAAGAACAAAGCCCCACCCGGCTCGTTCAGCAGAAGGACCGCATCCCTGTCGTCGCATGTCCGGGTCATCAACGTGAGCAGCGAAGCCGCATCACGGCGGACCCGGTTGACGGGGATCGGATGCCGCCGGTTGACCGGTTCCAACAGGACTGTGTTCGGCTGGTACGACTCGACCGGCCCATACGCCTGCACCATCACGCCGGGTTCGACCGGCTCGCAGTTACGCGGGTTGGAGATACACAACGCCAGTTCGAGGTCATGGCACGGGTTCAGCGGATCCTTCAGGAAGAACCGGTCATCACCCGTAACCGTCACTGGCGCAGTCTCGGCAGTGATCCCCAACGGCAACTCCTGCGTCACCTGGAACTCGTCCAGGTAGAACAGGGTCGTGTTCGGCGGAAGCCCAGTCAGGTCCAACCGCAGCTGCACACCGTCTGCGCCAGGTGGCGGAGTAGCAGTCACGGTGATGAACCGGTATTCGTTGTCGTCGACAACCTCGAACACCAGCGGAAAAGGGTTCACGAAAATCGTCGACAACCCGTTGAGCCACACGAACCCGAGACGTACCGAGTTCCAACCCTGCGGAGACATCACCCATATCGATGCCGTTACGTCAAGACCCGGGGTGACCGTGCCCAATACTAGCTGCTGAACCAGGACGTTCGTGCCGCCGGTAGGGGTCACAAGCCCCGAGAAAGCGCCCTCGTGCGGGTTCAGCGCCGACTGCACCAGCGTTCCGCCCGAGATCGTCCACGGTGCCACACCGGTCTCAAACGAGGAGTTCGCGTTCAGGATCGTCGCGACGTTCGCTGCCTCCGTGCGGTACACGAGCGGCACATCCAGTGGCGGCTCAGTGTCCCACCACAAACCCAGACCGCAGTTCAGCAACAGGTCACCGGAGCCGTTGTACGCGATGTACGGGCGCAACAGCACCTCTTCACCCGTCACCGTGTTCACCCGCACCACACGGGCGTACTCGACAGTCGGCTGATCAGTCCAGTCCGCCTGCACCAGCACATACGCCTCGACCGGGTAGACGGTCGCCGAGATCGTAGGCACTACGCCACCGCCAATCCGCGCGGACCATTCGACAACTGCCGTGCCAAGCCTGCGTTACCAGCCCGAACCGTCCGGTCGATACGGCCCTGTAGCTGCTGCCCGTCGATCGTCACATACAACACCGTATTGCCAGCGCCGCCTATCAGTCCAGCCAGGCCCGCCTGTTCGGCCACCTGCGCAGCCCGCACCGGATTGTTCAACGGAATGACCGCCTCCGGCCCGGCCTCGCCTGCGATCGACGGACCCGACGTGATACCGCCGTTCGCGAAGTGCGGCAGTGCCGCACGTGCGGCCCGGCTCACCGCGCTACCGATACCGCTGACACTGCCGAACTTCTGCGTCTTACCGAACAGGATGTCGAGCGCGTCCGCAACACCCTTGATGATCGAGATAGCGCCGGCGAACGTGCGGATCAGCCCCGCGGCGATACCCGTGATGAAGATCAGGATGTCGCCGAAGTCCTCCGCCAGGATGATCATGTTTTCGATGAACTCTTTACCCTCCGGCGACTGGAAGAACTCCCGCAACTTCCGCACAGCCTCAGCCACATCATCCAAGAACGTCTGCCCAGACTCGTCCGTCGTCGCGAACATGTCCTTGAACAAGCCCAGCACTTCCAGGACGATCACGCCGATCTTCCCCAGCGTCGTGAACGCCGAGTCGAGGAACTCCTGGAAGCTGCCGTCGTTGACCTTCTCGATGATGAAGTCGCCGAACTCCGCGAACGCATCGCCGAGCTTCCCGCCGAGCTTCTCCAGCGACGGCAGGGCGGCTTCGATCGCCTTCCCGATCGCGGACAGGAACCTGAGGACACCCGGACCCGCATCGTTGATGATCTTCGCTGTGGTGGCGAACAGCTTCGACAGCAGGTTCGCCGTCTCCGGCTTCGACGCCAACTTGAACAACTGGTCAACAAACCCGCCCAGAGCGAACGCGACATTCTGCAACCCGCCCGACACCGCCGGACCCAACGCCTTCTGCAACGCCGTCAGCGACCCCGTCAGCCGCGAGAAGAACGCCTCCTGCACGTTCTGCTGAAGCGACTTCAGGAACGGCTGCAACTTCTGGAACTCGCGCGCCACGGACCGCGCCGACGGAGACAGCTTCTTAAGCGCCTCGTTCGTCTTCTCCAGGTCGCCGCTGCCGATAGCGGCCAGCGCATCCCCGAACCCGCCGAACGCCAACACCAACGGCACGATCGCCGCCGCGGCGATCGCAAACGCGGCAGGGGCGGCGTTCAGCACGCCGAGCAGCGAGAACAGCGCCCCGCCGATAGCGAAGATCGCAGACACGGCAAGAGGCGCAATCGCGATGAACGCACCGAGACTGATCAGCAGGCCGCCGGCGAGCACCGCCAAACCGACCGGCCCCGACGACGCCAGCGACGCGAACGCCCCCGATATTCCCTTACCGAGGTTGGTCAGCAGCGAACCGCCTAGGTCTGCTGACTTTGTGAACTGCTCAAACCCCGCAACGAACGCCTTGCCGGCGACCTGGGACAGTGCGGAAAACGCTGCCTTGAACGGTGCCCGGAGGATGTTAGCGAACCCTCCGCCGCCCACTCTGCGGCGTGTCCGCTTCTCAAACCGGTCGCCGAACCTGTCCCCGGCTTCGTCACCGGCGTCGCCGAGCGCGTCAACCAGGGGTGTGAAGTTCTTCGACTTGGATGCCTCTTTGACGCTGTCGTCGAGCGACTTCTGGAGTTTGCGTTCGAAACCGTCGGTGTCAGCGATGATCTCGACGAAGGCTGCGCCTTGGCGGCGGGGGGGCATGGGGTGAGGCTACCGCGTAGGTTGACACACTACCGGTGGTTGCGGAAACCGTGAACCGTGTGTATGCTGTTAGTACACACAGACAGGGGAGCGTCGGATGTTCACGATCCAGAGCACCATCAACCACTACGGCAACGTTCTGGTCAGCCACTACGGCACCTTCAACACCATCAGCGACGCCGACCGCGCACGCGCCAACATCGTCAACAACGAACGAAACTTCGGTGCCTCCTATGCCGTCGTTCCCATCACCGCACACACCACCCCGAAGCCCCTGCACGCCAGTTACCTCTGACGCACCGCACGGGGCCCGGTGACCGCCGGGCCCCACACCTCACGGAAGGAAACGATCATGGCGAGGATAAACATCACCGGCGGGCGCACCAAGTTCTGGTCGCTGTGCAGCGAGTGCAAGGACACCGGCGACGCGTGGACCATGCCCGAGATCGTGGAGGACGCCAAGCACCATCTAACGACAGCCCACGCTGCCAGCGCCAAGACGCACCGCATCGAGATGGACATGGACCACCTGGTCGCGCTCACCAACGCGGCGCACCTGTCCGGCGAAGCCGACGCCGAGGGGAACTGACATGCGCGCTAGCACTCTGCTGTTCCTACTCGTCTGCGCAGCAGTCGCCATCGGCCTTGCCGCCGCAGCCCAACACAACACCATCATCCCCATCCGCTGAACCACCCGCAGGGCCCAGCGTCAGCCGACGTTGTGGCCCTGCGCCTTCAACACAGCCCACACCGCATCCGTAGCCGCATCCTCATCCCACACACCATCCTGCGACACCAACTCCGGCGGCATCGCCGCAACCTCAGCCGCCAACTTGAGCCGGTCCTCCTTCGACGCGTCCTTCCAGATCAGCGCATACAACGCAGACAGGAACGCGCCCAAAGAAACCCGCGTCGGATCAACACCCGACAGGGTCAACAGCGCCCCAGTCGTCTCCCACGTCTTACCGAGCGTGCCGATCAGCTTCGACGCAGACCACCACGCCCAACCCGACACGTGCTCCAACGCCGCCTGATTCTCCTCCGCCAACTGCGCCCCCGTGACCAGGCCGTCCTCGATCGCATCGAGCAGCACCTCCCGCTGCTCGCCCTCCAACAGGCCAGGAAGGTACGACAGGTGACCCATGTCCAGGGTGGCGGTGATCCAGTCCGACGCCGGCATAGGTTCGATACGGAACACGACCAGTGCCCCGCCACGCGGGTTGCGGACGTCCGGGAATGTGGTCTCGTACGCCCACGTACGGAGCGCCGCGAGCGCGTCCACTACTTCACCCGCGAACCGCGGCCCTTAGCTGCACGGCGCTCGGCGCGGTTGTTCGGCTCGTCCCCGGCACGGTACGCGGCACCGATCACACCCGGCAGCTCGGCGATGTCCTCCCACGGGATCGTCCGGTCCGCCATGCCGTCTTGGATCCAGTCCCAGTCGTCGGGGTCTGCGCACAGCGCACCGACGAGGGTCTGTAGGCGTGCGATACGCCGGTAGCCGGCGCGGGCGAGGTTCTGTGCGGCTTCCTCGTCGGGGGTGGCTGCCGTTCCGCCGTCTTCGTGCTTCAACCGGTCGGCGACGGTGGCTAGGCCGCGCTGGTTCTTCCGCCACCACTCCGACGATTCGACGATGAGTCCCCACTGTTCGGTGGTGGGGTCTTTGACGGGGATGTCGCGTCCGTGGAAGTGGATGGTGAGGGGTGCGGGGGTTGAGATGTCGGTCATGGTTTGAGTGTACCGCCCGCACACATCAGCGGCCGGTGAGACGATACCCTCGCGGGCCGCACACCTCGTACAACGCCCGCCGCAACCACGGACGCCCCGGATACGACGCAGGCGTGTTCACCGCCGCCACAATCACCGTCGAACCGCCCACCTTGAACCTGAGCGCCTTCTTGTTCACCGGACGGATCGGACGCGTACGCCGCCAGCCGTCATGCACCGGGATCGCATACGCGGTGTTGTTGTACACCTCACCCACGACACGCCCCGACATCGAACGCACCCGGATGAAGTTGTGCGAGCGCAGCAGACCCGTGTCAACCGGCGTCAACACCTTCGCCCGGTTCTGCGTCAACCGGGTCGCTTCGGCGACTTCCCGCCTTGCGGCGTCGAGCGCCGTCGCCCTTACCGCCGCCCGGTTCAGCCGCACCCTCGACCGCGCCACCAAAAACCCCCTCGACCACGAACGATGTCACGCCGAGGTATTCGGCGAGCCGGTTTTCCATCAACCCCGCCGCGACATCCAGCCCGACCTCAACCAGGGTGCCGCGCCGGCCGTAGCCGTCCACCGACCGCAGCATCCGCACCTGCACCAACTCGCCGACGATCCGCACCTTTGCCATGTCAGCACTCCTCACACGCGGGCACCATGACCGTGACTTCCATGTACTGCTGCAAACACTTACCCGCCGGCCCGACCCGCAACGGACGCGACAACGACACGCGCTCCAACGGGTCAATCGTGAGGAAGCAGCAGTTGACGGCGTTGCGCATCGCCTTACCGTCGCCCATCATCAACTCCTGAAAGGCGAGCATCTGCGCCGACGTGGGCAGCGACTGAGCATCACCATCCGGCGGACACCGCCCGATACCCATCTCCAGCACCAAAGCCCACAGCCGCGGGCACACCTGCGGCTCCGGGTCCGCGTCCGGGAACGTTTCCTCCGTCGTCGGATACCACGTCACGAACCGCACCCACCCGAACCCGCACTTGCACTCGTCCACGCCGTTCGCCATCCGCGGCGTCGGAATGTCGTCATCCCACCGGAACTCGCACTTGTCCGGCGCAGGTGTCGTCAACGCGAGCTGCGCACACCAGCAGTCCAACAGCCGCTGCGCATACGGCTGGAACAGCGTGTCAACAACAGCCATCACGGCACCACAGTCATACGCGGCGTGCCCATGTCCGGCGACCACACCCGCGGGCGCTGCATCAACTGGTTAGGGTTGACCGAACGCAGCCACAGGTCAGCAGACGCCAGCCCAGTCTGACCACGCGAGATCACATCATCCTGCGACACGATCGTGTACGTCACCCCATCACGCGTGATCGACGTCGCCTGCGGGGAAAGGACACAGTCGTCACCACGGCACAGCTTCGCGTACTCACACGCCAACGCCCCAGCGGCAAGCTTGCCCGCAGCAGGAACCTCACGCCCACGCCCGTACGTGACCGTGAACGTGTTGTCCGTACCCGCGGCAGGCTCGTCGAATGACTGGCACTCCGGCCACACGACGCCGTTTTCTGCGACCAGCCAGAAGTGTCCGTCGTTCGCGACATCGACGCGGTAGTTTTCGGCCGGCACGATCACGTTGTTGATCCGCACCTCGGACACGCCGTTGACCGGGCCGGGTAGCCACACCTCGGACGTCGGAGCGCACCGGCACATGCCAGCGCAGCCGCAGTTACGCCACGCCCCGTCGACACCGATGTACGGGATCCAGTTCGGGCCCACCCCCGCGGCGAAGCTGGAGTCGGTCCACACCCCGTAGGTGCGGTACGTCTGCCCCACGAACCGCTGGCACGGCCTTACTGTTACGGGACACACCCCGTACTGCCGGCCCGACAACGAAAAAAGTATCTCGGTGGCCCACGCGATGGCGTTCGCCTGCAAGCCCGGATCGAATGTGTCCCAACAGTCACAACACCCGGTTGTGATCTCCCACGCGCATGGTGCCGCCATCAACCCCACCTCCACACACAGGCTACCGCCCCAGCATGGGCGTTACGATGAGCAGCATCGAGAAGGGGGCCCACCGTGGCGCTGACGACTGTGACTGTGCACGGCGAGCTGTTGAACCTCGACGGGCTTACCCCCGCGGTAGGCACCGTCACGTTCCGGACCCTCATCGAACTACGGGACACCGTCGACAACGTCGTCTACCCCCCGGCTGACTTCGTCGCTACCCTCGACCTGCTCGGCGAGTTCACGATCGTACTGCCGGCGACAGACAACCCGGACATCACGCCGCTGAACTGGATCTACCAGGTGTACATCGACACCGAGACTTGGCGTTCCACGCAGTACATGCGCATCCCGTTCAGCCTCGCTGTCGTCGAGTTCGCAGACCTGGTGCCGATCGACTACGACCCGTGTACAGGCATCATCACGCCCTAGTCCTTCGCCACCACCAGAACATGCACCCCGGGCAGTGACAGCAGCGACGTCTGAACCTGCACCGTCACCGTATCCGCGTCCGTGACCGTCACACTGTTGATGGTGACCTGGCCGAGGTTGATACCCGTACCGAACAGGTACGCCGAAGGCGTGTACGAACTGTCAGGCATCGCTGGCACCAGTTGTACGGCGACATTCGCCGGCGTGTTGAGCAGCAGTGTCGGGGCCGATGCGACACCAGCCGAACGCAGCGCAGCACCACCGAGCGCAGCGAGCGCCGTCTCCAGATCCGCGACTCCAGTCGTGAGCGCGTCAAGGTCGGCGAATAGCGCGTTCTCGATGTAGAACGTGTGAAAGTCGACGTCGTCGAAGACATTGTTGACGACACCCTGCGTGTACAGGATCCACTGCCCGGTGTTCGCAACCCACCCACCGGTGGATGTGAACGTGAGAACACCGCCGATCTCGGAAACGATCGTGAAGCTCGGGATGGTGGCGTCGATTTCGGCACTGTTCGTGCCGTCGTATCGGATGGCACGCCGGTTGTCGACGTAGGCGACGGATGGCATAGGGGCACTCCCTGGCGGTTGTTATTGCCGCTGCGTGCCCCACCGGGCGGCGTGGGAAGGGTGTTGCCCGGTCGCCGCCCACGCCCCAAAGACGGGCGGCGACCGGTAGAACAGGTGTTACGGGATCTTGACGGTGGTGATGCCGAAGTCGGTCGTGACGGTGGCGTCCTCGATCCGGATGTTGTACACGCCCGGGAACGGGTACACGTGCGCGGACGTGCCGGACTCGGCAGCGCCGAGTGTCGACGTGCCGTCATTCCAGTGGATGTTGACCAGGCCACTAGCAGCAACGTTCGCGTACGTGATCGACATCGACGCCGGATTGCCGCCGATGTTCGTCGTCACCGCCGACACCACAGGCTGGTTCGTCGATGCCGGGCACGTGTTCACGTCCTGCCCGATCGTCGTCGCATTGCCGGCGTTGAACGAGATGTGCGTACCCGCGACGTAGCCGGCGAGCAGGTTCGTACCGCCGCGCTGAAGGAGAAGGTTCGCGCCGAACGACTCCTCCGGGAGGTAGATGCTCATCGTGCCAGCGGTGGCACCAGAACGCATCTGGACCGTTGGACGGTTCGCCGCGGACACGGAGCACAGGACACGCTGTGCGATGTGCGTCAGTGCCGCGTAGGTGTTGGTCGTCAGGGTCAGCGATCCGCCAGCCATGATCAATCTCCTTAGTAGACGTAGGCTGCGCCGCCGGTGGCACCGGCGACCTGATCGAAGAACAGACCATTCGAGATCGTCACACCACCGGTCCACTTCAGGACGGTAGTCTCGTTCGCGGCCGGCGCACCACCAGCGAACGGAACCCCCGCCGCCGACGTGTTGTCGAACAGCTGCCAGTCCCCGACCGCACCACCCAGATCAGCGATCAGTACAGAATCGAGACTCGACGCCCCGGTCTGCAACAGCAGGTCCGCACCAGCGAACGGCAGCGCCCGCAGCCCACCGCCAGAGCCGATCAGCAGCGACCCTGAAATGTCGCCACCCGTGGCCGTGACGTGCAGGCCGGTCCCGAACTTGACGCCACGCTCCCAGTTCACCTGGAACTCGCCGTCTGCGGCAAGCCGGATCTGGGCGACGATCACACCAGAAGCTGCCGTGTTGTCGTACACGATCACTGACGTCGGGGCGGCTACAGCCGTGTCTTCCCTCAGGTTGATACCGAACAGTCCACCAGCACCAGTGAACGCGGTAGCACCGGCACCGGCAGCGATGTCGAAAACTCTCTTGGCGTACGCCATGGCTTCTGTCTCCTGCTCTAGCTGACCACGACGGGTGCCGAGGTGTAGGTAGGTGAGCTGTACCCGGTAGGCGTGAACGTGGGCGTGTAGCTACCCACCACAAGGTACGTGTGATCAGCGGTCGTACCCGACGTGACCGTCTCCGTGTTGGTGTCGTCCCAGTCGATGTACGCGGGCAGGATCGGCAGACCGTCCGGGCCGAGCGGGAACGTCATCGTCACGTCAAGCGGGTCTGCGCCGGCGAGCGGCGCAACATCGACGACCGGTTCCAGGTCCTGGCAGCCGCACACCGGCGGCGGCGGGGCCAGGGTCGTCTGGAACTGGCGGGACAGGCCTTCATCGCCGGGGGTGACCGGGATGGCGGTCAGCATCGGACGGGGCAGCGAGGTGACGCCGTCACGTTCGACGTTGTACGGGCCGACACCCCACGGCGACGGAACCCCACTGATCGCGTTGCTGACAACGAAGTTGATGACGTTGTTCCCGACCGTACGGTCACCGGGAGTGCCCTGCATCAGCCACGGTGCCACCCAGTAGATGTACGGCGTCTCCCCGGGCGCGCAGACCTTGCCGACGTCGCGGAGCCACAGTTCCAGTGCCCAGTTTGCGTCGCAGGGCATGTTGCGGGTGTTCGTGAACCCGATGACGTCTGGCGTCGGCGCGTTGTTCTGAAGATAGAGCGTCGCGCCGGTGGCCATGTTCCACAGGTCAGGGTCGACCTGGTTCAGGGTGACCGTGTAGTTCTCCCACTTGATCGTGGGGCACGTCCGGTACACGAAACACGCCGTGCCGTCCATGTTCAGCGAGTCCGGCCCGAGTTCGGTGCCCTCGATCAGCTCCGCGGTCGTCTCGACCGTGGCGACACACTTGCTGACGATGTAGCACCCGGTGGGGTTGCCGCACTCGTCGAGCTGCGTAGCCCGCAGGATCGTGCCGCCGGCGGGGTTGAGGCAGATCGTAGCCATTACTTCACCTCTTCCTTAGCAGCAGCAGTCTTACGCGGGCGTCCGGGCTTCCGCTTAGCGGGCACTTCGGCCACATCCTCGCCAGCGTCCGAGTCCGCAACTTCGGGCCCGTCTTCGGCGGTCATGCCGTCGGCGTACCGGGCGGCGACATACTCGGGGACGGTCAGGTGTCCGGCCCGGTGCTCGAACCGGACCTCGTGCGGGTCGTCGGCGAGCGCGATCAGCGCCGCCGCCAGCTCCGACAGGGACTGGCCTTCGCCAGTCCTCACGATCACACGTTCGGTCATCACGGCACCGCCGGGTCTGGGATGTCGACAAGGGCGTACGCGTGGAAGCAGTCGTAGGTGGCCAGGTAGCCGCGTTCCGACAGGACCATCCACTGGTTGAGGTTCCGGTCGAACGTCTCCCACAGCGAAGGCGTGAACGTCGGCTGACGCCACACCGCGACATTCCCGGTGATCCAGATGTAGGTTTCGCCCGCACCCGGCGCGAGACCATCCGGGCCAGTACCGGGGTAGCCGCCGCCGAACACCCACTTCGTGCCCAGCGACGTACGCAGCGTCGGATCCGACGACGACGTACCCCACGCGGCACCGTACGCGTACGTGGAGTGGACCAGGTTCGCATCCGCCGCGTACGCGTGCACCGACGAGTTCGCGTGCATCACAGCGTGATACCCGTAGTTGTCGTACGCGAACGATTCCAGCGCCGACACGGCATCGGTGATGTCCGCGAACGTACCGCCGCCGCCGACGTCGGTAGCGCCTACCGGGTCGTCGAGGCGCGGCAGGTTACCGGCGCTACCGGTCCAGAACGCCTCTTCCACGGCATGCTGCTCGTTCGAGAACATGCGAAGATCCGTCTTCGCTGCGAGGTAGTCGGGCCGGTACCCGAACACGCCGCACTGAAGTGACGCGTACACGTTCCACGGCAGGACTTCGACCTCGGGGTTGTTCTCCGAGAACGTCTTCGCTACCGGCGTGTCGCAGTTGATCTCGTAGTTGAATGCGACACCGCACCCAGCCTGGTCGTACACCAGACCGCCGCCGTACGCGTGATCCGGCAGGTTCGGATCATCCTCGGTCGGCTGCAACGTCTGCGGAGGTGCGACGTTGAACAGGCCGTAGCGCAGCGGCCCCGGCTGCGGACGCTGCGAAACGGGCAGCCTCGCCGGCCCCATCGTGCCTAGCGCCATCGTGTCTCCCCTCCTTCGGGGTGAGCCCCCACCCGCGTACGGGTGGGGGCAACCAACTCAGGACAGGGGATCACGCGCAGGAACGGGTGACCAGGTCAGACGTGGCACCAGTCGGGCAGAGCGGGTACACGACACGCCGCGAGTCGGGGCACATCTTCGCGACGAGGACGCCCTCTTCGGTGAACAGCGCCGTGTACTGGTTGGTGGACAGCTTCGTCGAGTCGTAGACCGTCTCCAGCCGGACGATGTCGTCGACACCCTTCACCCACGTACCAGCCGGGTAGATCAGGAACTCGACCGTAGCGGGGAACGTGGTGATGCCCGGCAGCGCCGCACCCGGACCGGTCGCAACACCCGAGTAGGCGTCCTGCCAGTCGTACACCCAGCGCACGTTCAGGTTCCGGTCCGCGAAATAACGATCGATGTCGCTGTCACTCACCGACAGGAGGTCTACGCCGGTGCGGCGGGACAGGTCCGCGCGGATCTGCGCCTTCGCCCAGCACGGCAGCACCACTTCCAGCATCGCGTCGCACGCCATGCGGTTGCGGTAGCGCATGTCGATCGCGACCATCTCCGCAGCGGCGAACAGGCCCGACGACGTGTTGTCGCCAACCAGGCTGCCGGCTGGGATCGGGTCGAAGTCGACCAGCGTCGAGCCGGCGGCCATCTGCGCGAGAACGAACGCGTTCACGCGGTGCAGGTGGGCGATCAGCGCGCCGCGAATGAACCGGGCGACGAGCTCGGGGTAGCCGCGCCGCTGGAGCAGACCGCCGGTGATGCACACGCCGAGCGCGTTCAGACGCAGCTCTGTGAACGGCGGGCAGGGGATCTCCATGCACGGCTTGACCGTGTTCGCGATGACCTGCGCTTCGGTGTAGTTCCAGTACCCGGTGCCGCCGAAGATCGTAGCGAAGTCGGGGCCGGTGGTGAAGAAGATGCCACCACGCGTGATGTTGATCTCCGGGAGCTGGAGGATCCCGTCAACGGTCTCCAGCTCACACAGGTCGTACAGCGTCATGCTCGGGGCACACCAGCCGGCCGCGGCGACCTGGTTCAGGTTCTGCGGGTACAGCTCGCCAGCGTGGAGGAGCATCGCGTACTCGGCGGACTGCGACGTGCTGTCGGGGGCGATCAGGTCGGCCGGGAACTCGCGCTTGATCGTCGCGAACGTCCGCTTGTCGTAGTCGCCCTTGAAACCGTTGTAGCCGCCGATCATGTTCACGAGCGCGTCGGCGAGCTGGTGCATGCCGGTGAACTCGGTCAGCTCGACCCGCGGCGCGTAGTTGAGAACCGACTTCAGCGCGGGCAGAACCTCGCCGGCGATCGCTTCGGTACGAGGCGCGACAGCCTTACCGGCGACGTCCTTGACCCGCGGCGCGGGCGCGAACGTCTGCTTGACCGGCTCGACAGCGGCGACCGGGGCGGGCGCGGCAGCAGCAGAAGCGGCGTCTGCGGCGTCGAGGGCAGAGAACACGTCAGCGGTAGCGGAAAACTCGGCGGCCTTCTCTGCACGCGCGGCAACCTCGGCCTGCGCGGAGACGGCGACCTGCGACAGCTCGCGGAGTTCGTCCTTCTGCGCGTCAGTCAGGTTGGCCATGTCGGCGAGCAGCGGCCGTGCGGCATCGCGGGCGGCCTGCGTGACCTCGGTGAGTTCGGTGTCGGTGGCAGCCGAAAAGTCGGCCGGCACGCTGAAATTCAGTGCCATGTCAGGTGCTCCCTGGTCGGCGCGGTGGACAGAAGATTTAGCAATCTGTCGCCCGGTCGGCCCTTAGCACTGCACCTGCGGCGGATGTTCCAGTCTCAGGCTAGCGCACACACGGTGCGGGATGCACGAAACCCTCCACACGAGCCATGTGGAGGGTTTCGTAGTGGGCCTATAACGGCACCGCATGTTGTTCGGAGCGGTCGTTTACAGCACGCCACCGCTGGCATTCGCCCGTGGCCCACATCAGTGCCCTGCGGGAACACTTTGCCCGCACAGCCTACAGCCATATCAGTTCGTCGTACACGGCGGCGAAGACGAGGACCAGGCCGAGTCCGAAGGTGAGCATGAGGTGGGGTGCCTGCCGGATGAGGCTACGGCGGTAGCTACGCGCGGTCATCGGGTCCCCCTCCGTGCGAGTGCGGCGATCAGGCGCTGCCCGAACGACAGTCGGGCACGGTCTAGGGGGGCGAGATACGTCGGCGTCAGCGCCAGCCGAACGCGTGTAAGCCAGTTCATGAGGTGCTGCCTTTCGGGTCGTTGGCTTCGAGTTCGTTGTCCGCCCACGCCATCGTCGTGCGCCATTCAGGGTCGAGGTTGGCGGAGTCTTCGAGGATGTAGTACCCCTCAAGGGCGCGGCGGTCTTCCCGCTCCTGGTTTAGTTGAATCTTCAACTGTGTGGCTTCGCGGCGGGCAACAACCAGCGCCACATTGGCAGCCTTAGCGCGGTGATCGCGATCCCACCGCCACGCCACCACACCCGCCGCAACCACCAGCACGTACAGCACCGACATGCCCACGAACACCTGAACCGGCATCACGACTCCACCTCATCCACAGCACGAAGCGTAGGACGGTAGAACACTGCCGTGCCCCAGTAGCGGGAGAACCGGTCACGCCAGCCGGTGTGGTACTCGTAGCGCAGCGGCTCCGGCGACTCCGGACCCCGCCACGCGTGGACCATGCCAACCGTCCGGCCCTCACGGACACCGCCGCACCAGCACCGTTCGGTCACCTGCATCTCGGCGAAGTAGCCGTGCACGCCAACCGACCAGGGCGTGCAGCGGTGGGTGAGTCTTCGCCACAGGCCGAGGGCGTATGCGCCGGCGAGCTGGACTTCGTTCCAGGGTGTGACGGTGTCGCCGATGGTGGGGTGTGCGACCCAGCCGTTGGACTCTGCCTGCCAGTGCATGACGTTCGCCTCCGGTTGTCGTGTGCGTGAACCCTCATGGTATGGTGTACACGTGACAGATACAAGGGACGTCCTCGAAAACGAGGCAATCAACCTCGCCCACCAACTCTTCGCACGCCTTTCCGACATGGAAACATTCGCCGTCACCACCGCCTCCGACCTGCGCTCACACATCCTCACCGCAGCGACCAGACACGTTCACCACCTGCACAACCGGGATGGCGGACTCGTCAACGAAGGGTCAGCCATCATGGTCTGCCAAGCCCTGTTCGGCAACGGCGACGTGCCCGAAGAGTTCTGGCGTACCAAGATCGGCCAGGACGTGGCGTGGGCGATCGGCCACCCCCACGACCTCGTACCGGCAGCGCAGGCGCAGGCCGTGTTGGGCGTGTCCCGCTCCTACATCCGCAGGCTGATGCGTGAAGGCACCGTGACGTCGCTCGCCGATCACGTGAACGCGTCCAGCCTGCGCAACTACATCCGCCGCACCGGCATCAACCGGGTCAAGGCATGAACGAGTCACCCATCGTCCGCGCCCGCCGCTACTCGAACCTGCACCTACGCGGCAAAGCACGCCCAGCCGAGGTGCAGTGGCTGCGCGCCTACCCGCTGCTATGGCTCCGCGTCCTGGTGATGACGTCACAAGACGTTGAAAGCCACATGGGCAAAGACCGCCTGTCGCTAACCGCGATCAAGCCGAAGCCTGGCGACGGACGCCAAAGCACCGAATGGCTGGCAGCAAAGGCTGAACATGACGCCCGGCACACGGAGCGGCTCCGCTTCCTGGGAAAGGTCAAACACCACATCGAAGAGGTCAAGTCGCTGATCGGCACAGACTCGGTAACAGGGCCCGGTGCGCAGATGATCGGCGATGTCGTCGAGGCGTGGGTGAAACTTGCCGAGATGATTGAGGAAGGCGACTACAGCGCGGCCCGCGACTTCGCCAACTTTTGGGCTAAGCGCTGGTCCGAATACCAGCCGACGAAGACGCAGGCTGACGAAGCCATGGACGCGATCCGGCAGAAGTGGGGCACCGATGTCTGAGGGCTACCGGCAGCGCTACAGGCTGCCCGACGCGCTCGGCGGCGGCGAATTCGCCGGCGTCGAGGAAGACGGATACGTGTCCATCGAGATCCCCGGCAGCGGTTTCGTCAAGTTCCCCACCGTCCTCCTCACCCGGATCATCCCGCGTGAGCCCGAAGACGAATCGTGGGTGACGCTGGCGCGCAGCGACTGCTGGCCGCAGGACGTGTACAGCCGCCACGACACCGCCGCACAGTCATCGGGGCAGCCAGCCGAGTTCCACTGGTGGTGGCATGACGAGAAACGGTGGGTGCCGTGGGATGCCGTCTACCTGCGAGGAACGCCGATACGGCTGAACCGGTCGTGGCTACTCGTCGCCGGTGGGCCAAAGCGCGCTAAGGGCGTGTGTTCCCAGTGTAAGAAGCTCGTTCCTATACGCGGCGACGGCATGATCGTCGTCCACGGTCCGCGGCATCACAGGTGCAGGGGCGGCGAGAAACTGCCGTTGGCCGAGGAAGCGTGAAGGGTGGGGCGCACCCTATGCGCCCCACCCCGTTACTGCTCCGTCACGCGGCCCTTGTTCGAGTAGACGCGCGCGTTAGCGATCTCCGCATGCGACCGGGTCGGATAGTCACCCACCCGCGTCCCGTTCGGCAGTGTGAGTGCGAAGCGGGGACCGGCTGCTGCTCGTGCTGCTGCGCTGCTGCCGCCGGAGACGCCGCCGCCGCATCCGCAATCCTTGCCCATGGGTGCCCCTTCCCTACAGCAGGTTGAACGACAGCTTAGCGGCCTCGTCGGCCCAGTCGGCCTGGTCGAGGATCGCGAACACCGCCGCAGCATCGTCCACGGCGTCCGCCTCCGGCTCGTAGTAGCCGGAGGCGACCTGGTTCAGCACCAGATCAGGACCCGGCGTCGGATGCCCCTGCACGTTCACCGCAGCGACAGCGATCAACTCCGACGACCGGGTAGGCCGGTGCTCCGACCAGTGCCCAGACGGCGGCATCGAGAAGAACTCGACCGCCTGCTCCGCGGTGACACCAGGACCGATGACACCGGAGAAGAACACACCCCACTCGTCCTCGTGCGCCCTGCCCTGCGCAACGGTTGAGCCGGCCCGGTCGTAGAACGCGCGGGTGACCTGGATGTTGCCTTGTGCGTCGGCGTGGCCTTCACCCATGACGATCTTCCCGACACGCAGGGTGCCTTCCGACGTGCGGATGGGGACGGTGTGGAACTGGGCATAGTTCGTCTTCGACTTCGGCGGCGGCAGGCACCGCCCGCGCACCCCGCGGTTGCACGAGTCCCATGGCGCGATATGCCCGAACACCGAGCCGTCTTCCAGGATCGTCATCGGGGTCGGCCCGGTAGCGGTCCGCTGGAACAGTTCGATCGGGTGCGGGGGGATGTCCCCGAATACGCCGTAGGCCGCGGCTACCTGGTCGAGTGGGTCGCCGCCGCACGTGCCGCAGAACTCACCCCCGTGGACCTCGTCGCCGATCGCATCGTCGTCGGGGGTGTCGAAGTTGTCGTCCTCGTCGACATCGTTGTCCGTCTCCACGGACATCTCCCACGGTGCCTGGATCGTATCGTCGTCGAACTCCTCCGCCATCTGGTCATACAGGTCCGTCAGCGTGCCCCGGATCTGCTCACGCGCATCCGACGACACGTTCGCCTGGTTCAGTCGACCAGCAGCAGCAGACACAGCGCGGGGAACGATCGTCAGCTCGCCGCCGATCACCGTAGCCACGGGGAATTTGTACGACGACTTGACGTCAACCGGCCCGTCTGGATCTTGGTAGATAAACGCCCGCCCGTACCGGCCGAAGTCGATGTCGCCGTCATCGTCGGTAGCCCACCGGGAGATCGCAGCCTCAGCCTCAGCGACATCCCACTCACGGTCCCGGGACGCGAACGGCATGTCGTCGAAGTCGTCCCGCACCGCAGCAGTCTGGCTAGATGCGCACGCGCAGAACTCGCCCCCGGCTGCCATCGGCTTAGCCACCCCATCCGGGTCACACGCACACGTCGTCCCGTCGGTGGCGACGCTGAACTCGGACACGCCGGCGCGGGTAGCGCACCCGCACGCGGTCAGCGACGTCGCCGCAGTCTGCCCCTCCGCGTCGTCGGCTGCTTCCTCTACACGGAACTCCAGGTCGTCCGGGTTGTCGAGCGCACTCGTCATGTTCGTCATGCCACAATCCTTGTCTTGACCTGGTAGTTACCCGAACCTGGCGGGCTTTCATTCACGCCAACGACTCTCATCTTCGCACCCGCGGCGAGGAGCACTTCGTGTTCGTCGGGAAGTCGGGAGTTGCCGTTGAGCCACAGCGAGGGGGTGCCCTCCGGCATGTCGATTTCAAACTCCAGGTTCCCGGCGAAGATCTCGTCGGCGCTGACTGATGTGCTGGTGAAGGCGTCGTTTACGAGGTCTTTACCGACGAGTGCTTTCATCTCAGCCAGGGTCGGTTTAGCGGGCAGGCCGACGCTGGCGGTGTTCGTGCCGCGGAACACCTTCGTGCCCTTGGGTGCTGGGGCCATCGCCGATTGGATCATCTCGGCTTTCGCGATCAGTGCCTTCTGCTCACGGGTCGGCTTCGCGTCTACTGCCTTCAACGCGTTGTTGATCTGGAAGTAGTCGGATGTCGTGTAGTCGTGCACCGCCGACTTCTGCGCCTTCGACAGAGTGTCGTTGTGCGCAGCCCAGTCCGTTTCCATCTGCGCCGGCTTCAGCGCCTTCGTCACCTTCGACGTCGGCGACGGTGTACCAATCTCGGCACTCGGCGTGACCCGCTTCGGCGGTACGCTACGCGGCGCAGCCTTCGCGCGGGAGGCACGCGGCTTCGGCGCTGCCTTCGGCGCGGGCGCAGACGTCGAAGACGACGACTTGCCGCCGGTGCCCTTCCAGCCCTTGCACGGGCCAGGATGCAGCGGTGCTCGGCAGAACTCATTCAGAGCGCAGTCCTCATGCCCGTCTACCGATGCGGTCTGGGACAGGCGTGCTTCGTCGCGTTCGATACCGGCCTGTACCCGCTTCGGCCACTTCGACCGCGGCCCGTACCGCTCCCGCGCCGCCGCAGCCTTCGCCCGGACCTCCGCCCGGCGTGCACGCCGCTGCTCAGTCTGCGCCTGGACCTGCGCCCGCTGCTGCTCGGCTGCGCGCTGCTCCGGCGTCTGGTCGTCGTTGGCGTCCTGCGGCGAGTCGAGGAACTTCTCACGGATCAGCGCGTCGAGAACACCGCGGCCCGGTGCCTGCGCGGGTGCGGAAGGCTGCGCACCATCAGCCGCGACCTTCTCCGCGTCTGCCTTCGCGTCCTTCGCCGCGCCCCCACCGCCGCCCCCACCGCCGGAACCGCCAGACGCGCACGGACCGGGGTGCAACGGGTTGAGGCAGAACTCGCCATGACGGGTCATCTTCGGCGCGCGAGCCTCAGCGAACGCGGTGATAGGGACGAGGGTCGCGCCGGCAATCGTCGCGCGGGTGATCAAAGCTTCGGGTTTGTCGGGGCAGGTGCCGTCCAGTTGGCACTGTTCCGTGTCGAACGCATTGCCCTGCTCGTCAACCCATGTCACGTCCATGTTCGGTTCAAGGTCCACCGATGGGCCGATGACGCCGTGTTCTACGAGGTGCATGGCTTTGCGGACGTCGGGGATGATCTCCGGGTCGAGAAAGTACCCACGCCCCATGATCGTGCCGTCCTCGGCGATCTCATACCCCGTCAGCGAACCCACCACAACCGCGCCATCATGCCCCTGCGCCGCCTTCTCCTGCCAGCGGAACGGCAACGGAAGCTGCCGGGTCGACAGGGCGTCGTCGGCGAACTTGCGCCGGTCACCGGTCGCGATGTCGATCGGGGCGAGCGGGCCGAACCAGTCTGTGCGGTTGTATCCCACACCTTCATTCCCCGCATCGGATGTATCGCCGATCGGGGTTTCGTTTACATCCGCAGGTGGGAGCATCGCCGGATCAGCGGCGAGTGCCGCCTCATTGCCGCGACGTCCTGGCCAGCGTCCGCACGCACGGTGGTACAGGTTCGCCACCGTCCCATCAAGCATGTGCGCAGGAACCTTCCCGCGCAGCAGCCGGCGCGCACGCCGGAACGACCCGCGGGTACACCAACGCACCCGCGCCGCACCCTTACCCCGCAGCCAGTAGTCGGCGAGCTGGTCGGGGATGTCGCCCTGAAACGTGTCCACAGCAGCAGTCTGCCCGCTTCCCGCGCTAGAACGTAGCTTCGACGCCAGTGCACGTACCTGCGCCAGGGTCAGATCGAGCGCGGTGCCGTCTGCTACCGCGTCGTCGATCGTCCAGTCGGCGTCCGCGTCGTCGGACACGACAGCGAGCGCCACCGTAGGTCCGCCATCGGTGATCCGGGTTCCGTAGACGACGTCACCCCACGGCGTGCTGATCGTCTGCTGATTGCCGACCAGCCCCGACGTGAGTGTGTCGTGCCGATCGAGCAGGTCACGCTGTTCGGAGTCAAGGTCGGGGTTGTCGGGATCCCAGCCTGTGTCTTCCAATACTTCGATGACGGCGTCGGCTTCGGCGTGCTGCTGCCGTGCCTTACGCGAGCTGTCGGTGAGCCCGTCCGCGAGCGCCCGCGTCTGCGCGGGCGTGAGGTTCGCCGTGCCGCCCTTGTTCGACGCGCGCCACTTCAACACCCCGGACTCGTCGCCGATCACGCCGAGACGCACACGCCGTGCACCGTCGCTGCTGTCGACTGCGGCGAGCAGTGCTCCGCCGCCGCCGCGCTGCTGCACCACATCCGACTTCGCGAGCGTTTCACCAGCACCGAGGCTGACCGTCCCGCCCGACTTCAGCTTCCCCGTGATGCTGCCCGGTGGTCCGTCGTGGCCGTGCGTCGACTGGTCGTGCTGCCCGGTGAGGTGGAATGCGGTCAGTGACGCAGTCTGCCCCGAACTCGGGATGTCTATCCTCAGGTCCCGCCGCAGCGCCGCTATCTCATCCTCGTAACCCTCTGGCATGTCATACCCCTGCGCCAAGTAGTCGAGAATCACAGACTCGCGCGGGGTGTAATTGCGATCGTCGGCAATCAGGACGTCAGGATTACGGACGATGACGTAGGGCGGTGCGCTGATCACGTCGTACCTGCCCTCTTCGGCCCACGCATCGATGGCAGCCGACCCACGGCGGCGTACCTTCGCCGGTATCTCCTTCACGTCGGTTCCAGGCTTGAGTGCCATGCGCATAACGACGCCTTCGCCCCCGCGGCCCGCGTAGTTCTGCGCCACAGAAATACGCGGGTCGACGTAGATGCCAGGGCCGAAGTCGCCTCCGCCAAGCTCGCCGCTGCGGGTCGAGTCGGCTGCGGCTGGAACACCAACGCCCCGGTATAGCCGCCGGTCGCTTGCTATCTCGCGCTCGAAATCGCCTGCGGACATGCGCTGTGGTGTGCCCTTGCGTGCCTTCCCGTGGGATGAAGGCGGGCTGCCAGCATCTTTGGGCGCGCCGCTCCGGCGACGGCCGCCGCTTCCGTGGCTTGACTGGTCGTGCTTACCGGGCAGGTGGAACTCGTGCAGGGTCATAGCGCGCTCCGGAAACGCCGGTCGGACAGGTCAGTCAACGGCTCGTCGTAGGTCGTGTACAGGACGTCGCAGCGGCAGTTGATGCTCAGGTTCGGGGGGAGGATCGGATCGCCGGGGTACATGGCAGGGAACCGCGGTCCGCCGTCAACGCCGACCATGAACGGTTCCATGATCGGAACTGTCTGCTCGTCGGTGTCAACGTGCGCCGGCCTGACCCGCGCATCGTCGGAGTCGATCCACGTCTTACGCATCCGCAAACCGTTCTCCGCCCCGTACGTGACGTACGAGTCCCACGCCCCGCCCCTGTGCGCGCGTAGCAGCTCTGTCCGGGCGATCGTCTCGGCCCGGTTCGTCCAGTACGGCGCGCCAGCGTCCAGGAGCGTCTCCCTGATCTGCTCGGCGGTGTCGGGGATCGACGTACCCTCCGTCGAAGCCGTCTGCACGATCGCCTGAACCCTGCGGAATGTCTCGTCGGGCACACGCGACAGCAGGTTCGTGACGGTGCGGATGTACTCGTCGACGAACGGGCGCTGATCGAACAGCACTGTGGCACGTTCCGGGCCGAACAGGAACGTGTACGGGGCGAGCAACGCAGGGCGTACGGCCTGCCGGATCCAGTTCGTTACCGTCTGCGTCCACAGCGACGTGGCGGACAAGATCCCGAACGGGTTGATGATCCCTGCGGCGGGGAACGTCGCGGCGGTGACCGCCGTCAACCACGCGGCGACCAGCGTCAGGTACAGGGCCGCAGCGCTGGCCTCTTCCGCTGTCCAGTCCTCCGGCGGCAGCGGTGGGGGTTCGATGGGCTGGGTCATGCCGTCACCGGCTGTGCCGGCTTGCACGGCTGCGGGTTCAGCGGGTTACTGCACCGTTCGCCGGTACACCTTCGGTGCCCCGCGGCGAGGATCCCTTCGGACAGTAGGAACGTGAGCGTGTCCGGGTCGTGGGCCATGCCCGATGACATCTTCGACGAGCAGTAGAACCCGAGGACGTCGCGCAGGATCTGCTGATCGGTGCCCGTACGGCTCGCCAGGGCTGGCAGAAGATCCCACGTCCCGTCGAGGAGGGTGGTTGCGTGTTCCATCGAGTCGACACTCAACCGGGTGTGCAGGTCGAACGGGCGTCCGGCGAACTCGGTCATCAGCTGGTCGCGTACGCCGCGGGTGAGCATCTTCTTACCGGCGACGGCGAGGGAGTGGAGTGCTGCCATCTCCGCGCCGGCGACGAGTGCTTCCTGTTCGGGTGAGCGTGGCGGTTCGGTGCGCTCGGGGGGCTGTTCGGTGGCTTCGATGGCTGCGGGTGCGGGCGGCGGTGCGATGCCGAGCGTCCCGGCGAAGTTGGGGTCCTGTAGGAGCGGCGACCCCTTCAGGATCAGCTGTGCGAGCATCCACGCCTTATACGAGGCCTCGTCGTGGGCGTCGTCTTCCTTCACCCCGGACAGCCGCCGTGCCGCCTCGTCGTTGATCAGGCCCCGGTCCCACAGTGCCATCGCGTCGTTGTGCCGGTCGGGTTTGACGAGCAGCGGCGCGAGGTCGTACCACACCATGTACTCGGTGGGGTCGTAGCCCATCTCTTCCAAGATGGGGTGCAGCCACCCGCCGGTAATGCACTCGGCGACCCGGGCGGCGAGCGGGGCTACGAACGTGGTGACGGTGTCTTCTGCGTCCTTCCACGCCGTCCAGTGCGACGACGACTCCCCGCCGAGCAGCACCGACGGCGGCACGTCCAGGGATGTCGCCAGTCGGCGGATGCACTGGTCGAGGCGGTCTTTCGTCTGCTCGTCGAGTGGCGTCTCAAACGTCAGCCACTTCACCTTGTCGATGTCGTCGCCGCGGACGGTCGCCATCACCGGCACCAGTGAGCGGGCGTTCGCGGGGTCTTCGAGGGTGCGGCCCATCTCGGTCCCGACACGCGCCTCAAACGCGTCAACGGGGCTCTGGTCGTCGCCGGCGGGGAAGTCGAACGTGTCCGGCAGCAGCAGCACGCCCGCGCCGGCTAGCCGGGAGTCGTTCTGCGCCGACGACCGCTTGTTGTACTGCTCGATCAGGTTCAGGACCGTGATAGCAGACCGGACGGAGCTGTCGGCGTGGTCGGACATCTGCCCGTGCGGTGTCCAGCACCTCTCCAGGATTCCCGAGCGGGTCGAGCCGGGCCGCGGGTCGTAGTCGACCTTGCCACCGCCGTACTCGTGCGGCCGGTCAAACTGGAGCTTGCCGCTGCCGTCCTGCGCCATCGTCAGCTGTGTGACGGAGATGATGAACCAGCGGTCCAGCGCATCATTGTTCGGCGACTCAACGAACTGGAAGTACTCGCCCGCGACGAACAGGTTCACGAACGCGAGACGCTGGTTCTCGGGTGCCTTCTCCGGCCCACCCAGGATCTGCGCGTCTAGTTCCGCGATCTGCGGATCGTCTTCCGCGGTGATCTGCGGGCCCGGCTTGCCATCCACGATCCGGTGGATGTTGAACTCGACCCGCGACCCGAGGTTCGCTACAGCGTTCGTGACCCCATGCAGCTCGCCGCAGATGTCGTAATGCCGCCAGCCCTCGACCTGCCACAAGTTGGAGCCGAACTTGTAGTTCTTCCATCCGGTGCCGTCGAACCGGATCCGTGACGCAGCAGCGACCTGGTTGCGGGGTTTGAGTACCGGCACGGGCGGGTTCGCGGGAATAGCAACATCGGTGCCCGGTGTGGGCTTCTTACGCAGGCCGGGGAGGTTCACCATTGGCTATCGTGCCTCCTGCTCATCAGCCGGCGGGGTCTCGTACAGGGACGCTTTGCCGCTCAGCAGCCGCTGCCATGTGTACATCTTGACAGCCAGCCAGCGGAAAGCGAGCACCGCGGCGGGGATCTTGCACCATGGGCTCTCGGATGCGAGTACCCACGCCGTGCCTACGGCGATGGCAGGCAACATGCTGATGCAGTAGATGCACGTCCACCAGTAGGCGCGCAGGCTGCCTTTGGGCGCTCGCGCGACGGCCCAGTTGCGGGGGCCGCGGGTGATCTCGTCGTCTTTGATGAGGACGGCGGCGGACACGGTTGCGAGCGCGTACACGGCGAAAGTCAGAAGTTGCCCCACACCCGCAAGGGTAGGCGATCACCGGCATTGCAGGCGCGTACGCCCGCATGCGGTATGATGTGTGCATGACGCACACTCACGAGGAGCACTTCCGGTTAGCTTCGCGCAACATCGAAGTTAGGCGGAATCCAGACGGAACGCTTCACTTCCAACTCGCGGCCAGCGTGGGCACGCAGGCGTGGCAGTTCGCGTTCGATGCTCAGCCTTTCCTGGACCTAGAACTTACAGTCGCGCCGGACGACAGCAGAATGGAGACGCTCAGGGAAGAGCAGGTCACCAGTACCAACAGCCGGATCCCCGCAATTCGCGTTCCATCTCGATCGTTCAGCCTGACGATAACCGGCGTGATCAAGTACGACCAGACCGGCCAGTACATGGCTACACAACTGGTTTCGAGCCCGTTCGGTGACGGCTACGACGAATGCGGTAACCGAATCAAGGACTAGATCTGTTGGAAAGCGGGGGAAGCCGGCGGAACGGTTGGGGCACCATGAGGCAGACTCCCCCCGCTAACAGGCACAACCCGGCGACCCCACGGGGGAGACGTCATCCGACCCGTACCCGATGCGCACTTTATCCCAACGGGGTAAGCCGGGTCACCGGAAGCGTCAAGTTGTTGCCAGCCGAAGAGACAGCCGTACGCCGTCCTTCCTGGTCCCGGAGCCACAGGCACGCGTAGACGAGGGCGTCCACACGGTCAGGGGACTTGGCTTTGGGATCGCTGGGATCCCACGTCGCCATTTGATCTTCAAGGCCGGACAGGATCCCCACATGGTGGACACGGCCCACCTCGTACCGCATCGCCACCGGCTCAGCACGCCTGTTCTTCGCCCCGCCGTACGCCTTAGCTCGGACGTACCGGATGGGCGCACGGTCGTACTTCGGGAACTTCCCCTCTGACTGCATGTCTCGGTAGACCACGTCCAGAGTGTCCTTTAAGTACGTTTTCGCGTAATCCTCTTCCACGATCAGCTCATCTGCGTCGTGCTCGATCAGCATGTTCCACACATGCCGCGCCGACGCCATACCCGACACCTTGCGGCTCTGATCGGCCAGCACGTACATGTGACCGTCGCGGGTAGCACCAACAACCACCGCGCCCATCTCATCCCCAGTACCCGTACCGGTGGGGTCAACACCGATCACCTTGCGCGCCAACTCGGGAGCCGACTTCACCCGGTGTGCCTCGATGAGGGCGTGCGTCCACAGCGCGCCTTCTACTTCGTCAAGCAGCTCGCCGTGTAGTTCCTGCCGACCTAGGCGCGTTCCCTCATACTCCGCGAGCAGCGTGCGAATGAACGCCGGCGGCAGGTTCGCCACGTTCTCATAGGTAGCGCCAACAGTCAGCGCCACATCCGGCTTTCCGGCACGGGCCCTTGAAACCCACTGGCGGAGCAGGTGCAGCGGCTTCGGCGTGGTCGTCACCGCAACCTGCGGCGCATAACCAGGGATGTCAGCACGCAGTGAAGGCATGATGCCTTCCTTCCACGCCGCCTCAGCGATCACACCCCACTTTGCCAACTCATCGAGCCACGCACCGGCGAAGTTGTAGCCGCGGCCAACGTCGGCATCATCGGCGGACTGGCACACGATCTTCTGCCCTTCGGGCCACAGCGTGATCGTGGGGGGAGAGTTCTTCACGTAGGTGTGGCACTTTGTGGTGCCACCCTTCGGGGCACGGTCACGGTACGGGTAGCCGAGTCTCGCCAGGGTGGCCTGAATACCCGAGTTGCCCTCAACGTTCACATCCCGCGTATCCGCAAACGTCTCGCCTACAACCAGCCACGTCGTGGGGTAGCCGGTCCGATCGCGGGGATTGGCTATCGCCTGCTCAACAAGCCACTCAGCGCCAACCCGGGTGTTGTGGGTGGGGATCATCCCTTCGCCCGCGAGGAACATGCTGTTTGGTGAGTCGACGGTGAGGCATCGCATGGGCTGCGCCTCGATCGGTTCGATACTAACGATCATGCGGTGGTGGTTGCGCAGGTTCTGGGAACCTTCGGGGTGCTGGCGCTCTAGCTTCCGGGCCAGCGAGAACACAGGCATGGTAGGCCGGAAGAAGACGCGCCACTTGAGTCCGTGGTCTACGCCGTACAGGGTTGCGCGTCCTTCGGAGACAACCGGCTTCTGCCCGAGTGAGCGCACCAGTTCTACGAAGCCGTCGATGATCGCCCGGTTCGTGTTGGTGAACTCGGCCTGCCCGTTGTCTGCGTCGAGGTAGCCGTCAGTGTCCATCAGGCCGTGTAGTAGGTCGGTGCGTTGCTGGACGCTGGCGCGGAGGTATGCGGGAGGGATGTGCTTGTCTCCCATGACACCTGCCGCGACGAGTTCGGCGCGTAGCCGACCGGGGAGCCCGAACTGTATGCCCCTGCCTCCCCTTTCTTTCGGGTCGTAACACTTCGCCGTGTAGCCGCGAGCGGCTAGTTCGTCCAGGATCCCAGGGTCGGCGCAGGTGATCTGCGCTCCGCCCTTGTCGCCGTCTCCGAGCCAAGCGCCGAGCATGTACGGATCTACCGGAAGATCAGCGTCGGGAAGGTCGAGGCTTCCGGCGAGGGGAATGCAGTGGTTGGTGTCTCCGCGTTTGCCGTAGGTGAGGGTGGCTAGCAGGTCGCCCGTTGTCCGGATCTGCGGACCTGTCGCCCCGGTCCCTGATGCGGCTTCTCGCTCGATGTACCGGCCAGCGCGGATATGGCGAGCTAGCGGTACCTCGTTCGCGCCGACCTGCTCGGCGATCTTCCTCACGGACATTCCGCCGGCGTGGAGGGAGAGCGCCTGTTCCACGGTTTCGCGACGGAGGTATCTGGCGGGGAGTCGGCGTGCTCGCCACTGCGGCCAGTTGTCGGGGAACCGTGTGGTGTCCGGTTCGTGCTGGCTACGCAGGTATGCCTTGCGCTCTGCGTGAGTCCACGTGACCCACTGGTGCTCGCCGCAGGCGTCCAGGTGAGTGCCGTCTGAGAAGGTGACGCGGTATGCGGGTTCGGCGATGCCGTCGAAGGTGGCTGTTACACGGCATGGCTTGCCAGCTTCGTCGAAGACTTCGTCTCCTACGGTGATGGAGGCGAGGTTTTTCCAGCCTGTGGGGGTTGGGATGGGGGTATCCATACCCAACATCTTACCCCAGCCTCTACCCGACATGATAAGCCACACGAACCAGTCGCCGTCAGGGGCGGTCTGTTTGGGTCGGCGTGTCCACCACCATGCCCCGGCCTGGATCTGTGACAGTGTCCAGTCGTCGAGGGTTGCTAGCCATGCGTCGCGGGCCGCTTGGGGTAGGTCGGCGAGTTTCTGCTCGGGGCTGCGTTCTGTGGGCGACGTGTACACACGTTGATGATCGCACGCCCGTATGCGGTATGATGTGTGCATGACGCACACTCACGACCCGGCCGCCGTGACAGCCGGCGAGATGCTGCACGGTGCCTGCATGGGCATCTTCGGCAACTCACACTACGGCTGCGTGAAAGTCGAAGCGGTCGGCCCGGACTGGATCGTCGGACGTCCGATCGACAACGACTGGTTCGGTAAGCCCATGGGTGAACACCGAGCGGTCTTCGCCTGCGGCGAGTACGTGCTTGCCGATGCTGTGCGGAACCGTGACGGCGGGTTGCAGGATTCGTGCAGGTCTTCATTTCAGCGCGGATGCTCCTACGACTACACACACGACCCGGAAAACTGAGGAGAAGCCATGACGCACGCACATCGCTACCAGCAGCCAGGCGACCCCCACGTTCACTGGACGTACACGACCGGCAACTACCGCAGCTTCCTGTACTGGCACAGCTTCGAGGAAGCCTGCAACGCCGCGTTCGAGAACAGCCCCGACGTCATGACCGCGCACGTGTTCAGCCCATCCGGCCCCGGCCTGGACGTAACCCGTGAGCAGTGGGCTGCCACAACGGTGGAGGAGTGGGAGGCTGCGCGCAAGCCGTGACCGCACCCGCCGGCCCGTCGACATCCCGGCCTGCGAATGCCCGACCGAGCAATGCCCACCGATACGCGAAGGAGCCGAGATGACCACCACCGCCGAACTCCAGCCCGCCGCAGCCGAGACCTGCGCACCCGAACCGCACGTCTGGGTCGCCCACATGCGCGGCGGCGAACCCGTCCACGTCGAAATCTGCATGGGCTGCGGCCAGTTCAACTGGGACGGCCTCCGCGAGCAGGTCGCCGCGCTGATCACCGCCGACCGGAAGCGCGGTGCTGACGCCACCAGCACCACCGACCACCCCGAGGACACCTGCGGACGCTGCGGCGGACCCAACATCCCCTGGTGCGCCCCGTCGCCGCTGTGGAACGAGGTCATGCGCGGCGGCGACATCAACGCCACCGACGTCGAGATGCACCACGGCATCGTCTGCCCGACGTGCTTCGCGATCCTCGCCCAGGAGGCGGGCGTCGCCGACCTGTGGCGGCTGTCCGCCGAGCGCGTCCACGTGCCGCTGGCGACCGTCACGCCATCGGGGCGGACGTGGAACGAGCGGACGTGGTTGTGGGACGACGCACCGACCAGCCCGCGTCAGGCGACCGAAGCCGAGGTTCGAGACGCGTGGTCGGGCGGACCCCTCGCCGAAGGCGTGCTCTACCCGCAGTTGCTGGACGCGCCCGACCTGCCGCCAAACACCTTCCTCGCCGTCAGCTTCGACCGCGACGGCCAGGTTCTCGACGCCGTGAAGCTCACCGGCATCGACGACCCGAGCTGAGCGTCACCCGTTCGAGCCCACACCCGACAGCCGAGGAGCCCACCGACATGGACACCGAGCCCGCCTGCATCCAGGTCGTCATCGTCCCCGAACTACGGCTCCGCCTTGAGCAGTGGCTGCGCTTCAACGGCCTCGTGCTCGCCCGGATCCCCGGTGACGAGCTGGCAGACGACCTGCCGACGTACGTCGTACACCCGCTGCCCCCCGCCGCCGCTGTGACCCCGCCCGCCACACGAGAGGAGCGATGAACGCCATGAGCACCGCCGATTACTACCTCTGCGCCCACTGCGGCAAGAAGGCGCTCTACGACAGCAGCCAAGACAGCGGCTACGACAGCCGAGCCGACATCGTCGTTCTGCACCCTGCGTGCCTAGAGCTGATCGTGGCCGACACCCGGCGGAAGGTCGCGGAGGAACTGCTGCCCGTCCTCGTCGCCCACCAGCGACACCGCGGCGGCTGCCTGTGCGGCTGGAACGAACTCGGCCGCAGCCACCCCGCCCACATCATCGCCGTATGGCAGGACGTTGCGCGCGGCAGTGGGGGCGACGAGATGGCAACGCACGACACACCAATCAGTGAGGAGACGAAGTGAGCACCGAAGGTCAGGAAGAGGCGCAGCGGATCGGCGACGAGGCGAAGGCCCGGCAGTTTGCCGCCGCTGATGAGCTGGATACGCATGTCGGCTACTACGAGCGTGCTGCGCATGACATCGGGCAGGCGCTCGAATATGTGGAGGACACGGGTACGGAGGCGGCGGTGGCGTTGCGGGCGACGCAGCGGACGATGTCGTCGGTGGCTACGTCGTTGCGCCGGCGTGCCGCCGAGCTGCGCGGGGACACGCCGAAGGCGCTTACAGCATCGGCGAACCCTGCGTGTGAGGTGTGCGGTGGCAGGGGGACCATAAACCACATTCTGGCGGCTCCCCCTACGGATCCTATGCCGTGCCGTGACTGCTCGCCGGAGGTGGAGTGATGGACGAGCGCGACGACAAGATACGGCAGATCGCTGCCGATCTCGGCATCGACTGGGACGAGTTTACGGCTGTTGACTCGGTGTGGGCTGCGATCGAGCATGAGCGTGCTGCTGAGGCTGCGCGCATGACGGCTTACGTGGACGTGATGATGCCGCGGATCACTGCTGACCTGACACGCAACTTCCTGCGTCCTGCGCTGGCCGCTGCCGGTGTCGATGATGTCGACCGGTACGAGGTGTCGTGGGTGCGTGAGGGCGGGTTTCGGCCTGGCCTGTTCGCGCAGGAGGGCGACCGGGCGTGTGCGCCGGGGAATCTGACTCCGTGTCCGCCGTGGCCTGACTTCGTCTACGACGAGCAGCGGAAGTGGCCGGCAGAGATGTACACGGCTGGCGAGTTTGACGAAGGGGCAGATCAGTGACCGGCGACGGGTACACGGTGATGGTGACCCGCCGCGGCGACAGTGCGTGGCGGGAGCCTGCCGCCGATGACCGGCCGTGGGAGTACGTGTGCACGGTCTGCGGTACGCGTGGTGTGTGGGGGCCGTCGTGGTCGTGGTTCGGGTCGTACAAGGATGCTGATCGCAATCCGCGGGCGCTGCCCATGTTCTGCGCGGATGTGTGCCGTGATCAGTGGGTGGCGGACAACGGCGAGTTTCTTGCGCGTGCGGGCGTGGACGCGCCGAAGGCGAAGGGTAAACGGCGGTGACGACACCGGAGGTTCGCGCGGAGGCGCTCGCGTACATGCGACGCGAGCGCCCACCCGAGGACGACAGCATGGCCCGGTATCGGGCCGCGTATCTGGTTACGTGGCGGTATGTGACGGGTGGTCGTGCATCTCATGCGTTCTTCGGCGAAGAGACCGTGCCGGCGTGTGGTCTGGTGGCGTTGCGCGGGCCGGAGGACGACCGTAGGGAGCCGCGGTGGCATGACCTGTCGACGGGTCCGTTTGGTGCGCGGATGTGGTTGGCACATCACCGGATGTGTACGACGGCGGTGTCGCGTAGGCGTGCGGCGTATGACGTCCGCGAGCGGCTGTTGAAGTTGAGCCGATCCGGCTCATAGTTCAGCCCCGGTCGCCACTCCTGTCGGCCGGGGCTGAACGTTTGTGGGTGTGGTGTACAGGTACCGCAGTTTGGCGTACCAGCGCCGGCGGTCCTTCGGCCCTCATGCAACTAGCCCGATACACCACACCCTGCTTAGGTGACCGGCCTCATCCCTAGCCGGTCGTGCCGGGCCTCCTGATCCGCCCCGGTTCGTACAGCGTCGTCGACCCGCTGCCGTGTGCTGTGTGACCGGGCGGTGTGGAGGGATCGGGATGTGCTCTCCACACGCTTACCGCGCCCTTATCGGCCCGGTCACTGTCCCGCTGTCTCCCTGTCGGTGGCTCCCCCGCGGGCGGGTTGCCGGGCCGGTGGGGGCGGCTACCCGCCCATGTGCAGCTGACCTTCCCACATCCGTCTCTCCGGACTTGTCACCAGGTCTTCCCCAGGTCTCCATCCCGTCTCTCCGGGCTGTCACGCCTAGGAGCCGGCGTTCGGAAGGCCAGTTGCCAGCGTCCGGGGTTCTTCCCCCTCTTGTGGGGGTGTCAGGCCTCGCGCCTTGTTGCCGCCTTGCGCCAGTACCGGGACTCGAACCCGGATTACTCCCGCCTCGACACGGCGGGCGCTGTTCCCCTCAGCTGCACTGACTTGTTCCCCAGCTAGGCCCCTTCGGGTCCGCAGCCTGTGATGCGGATGCTCCCTCGGTGTGCGGGCCTAGCTGGGACGTACACAGTTCGAGAGGTATGCACCTAAGGCGCTCGAACTGTAACGAACGTCCCCGCCGCAGGATCCGAACCTGCATCTCCCCGCCTGGAACCTTGGGGTGATCTGCCTATTGATCTACGCAGGAGTGTTCGTGCCTGCCAGGCCGTGAACCACGTCAACTTGGCAGGTGCCGTATATCCGGCCCCGACAGGCACAGCTACAGTGTACACGCAACGCACACGCTACAGCGAATCGACCATGTGATCGTATTCGCCGGCCTTCACCGCCGACAGGAACGCCCCGAACTCCACCTGCGTAAGTGTGATCTCCCGCGGCTCGCAGGACGCCCTGACGAACACCTGCGGCCCGATCCGAACTGCTTCCACGCAGTGCGCCGACTCGCAGAACCTGCGAGAAGGACGCTGCCACCCGTTGACGATCATGCCGCCTCCACCTCCGCATCGACGGCGGACCCGTCGATGATCTGCTGCCGCTGCTTCACATCATCCAACCGTGCCAGCACACCGGCGATGACCTCAGCCCGCGCATCGGTACGGTCGTCCACGGTCACCTCAGCTTCCAGGCGCTGCGGCGCGGCCAGGCCCTGCAACCGCTCGTAGTGCGTCAACAGCTTCTCCACCTGCGACGCTGCCTTATCGTCGCCGTTCAACGCCCGCGGCATAAACGTCCGCATCAGCATGTCCAGGCGTTCCGTGTGCAGGACGAACGCTTTCTCCCACGCCCCGTCCTCGCGCAGATGCCGGGCTTGTGCTTCTAACGCCCGGTCGATGAGGGCTTTGGTGGTGTCGACGCGGATGTTGCCCATCATCTTCGCGATCTTGTCGAGCGGCAGCCCGAGCGCCCGCAGCTCCAACGCCCGCCGCTGCCGCGCGGTCACCGCCGCTGGGGAGCGGGAGAACACTGACGTGTCGCGTCCTACAACGATGTCGGTCACGGCGACTCCCCGCGGTCGGCTAGGACAGGCTTGATCCCGGTGTGCTCGAAGTACCGGCGGCAGATGACGTCAACGTATGCGGGTTCCATCTCGATGACGGCGGCTACACGTCCGGTGGCGTGCGCGGCGATGAGCGTGCTGCCGGAGCCGCCGAACACGTCGAGGACAGTCATACGCTCGGCCTTCGGGTCGACGACTGTGAACGCCCACTCGGCGAGCGCTACCGGCTTCTGGGTGGGGTGTACGCGCTTACCGCGCTCGGAGGCTCGGAGGAAGCCGTTCCAGGTGTGGGTTAGAAGACGTGCTGACCCCTGCTGGTTCGTCCACGCCAACTCTGCGTCGGCGAAGTCGCCGTTTGTCTCTTTGTTCCACACCAGCCAGCATGGACTGTCTGGTAACGCTGCCGAAGCTGCGTAGTGGTTCGCCCCCCACCAAACATGTGCAGCCTCGTTGTACTGCTGGTGCAGCAGCGAGAAGGAGTCGCGGGCGACTTCTGTTGATTCGTCGCCCGCAACAGGGGTGTAGTTGAGCTCCTGAAATCGGCGTGATTTATTGACTAAATCTATGCCGTAGGGCGGGTCGGTGTACACGATGCCCGGCACCCCCACATCCGCCGTCACACGCGCCAGGTCGTCTGGGTTGGTGGCGTCACCGCACAGCAGCCTGTGCGGACCCAACAGCCACAGATCACCCGGTCGTGACTCGGGCTCGTCCGGTACGTCCGGCGTCGCATCAGGGTCGGTGAGCGCCGCGGGCGGCAACACCGTCTTCTGCCCCAACAGGTTGTCCAACTCTTCCGCCGTGTACCCAGTACCAGTCAGGTCAGGCAACTGGTCGAGCAGCTCTTTCAGCTGGTCGAAGTCGTACGTGGCCATGTCGTTTGCGCGGTTGTCGACGGCAACGATGCGTGCGGCCTGCTGGTCGTCGACGTCGACGTACGTGACGGCGATGTGTGTCCAGCCGAGCTTCTTGGCGGCCTGCCACGTGTGGTTGCCGGCGAGTATCTGCTGGTTGCGCTGGTTGACGACGATCCCGCGGTATTGGCCGTTGCGGGCGAGGGATTCGACGATGGCGGTGAGGTTGCCGCGGCGCGGGTTGCGCGGGTACGGAACCAGGTCGCCGATGGGGACGGCTAGGTGTGCGATGGGTGCGGCGATCTGGTGCCGCTCGTCGGCGGTCACCACAGGTCCCAGCTGAACGCTGTGTAGGCGGTACCGGCGAGCAGGATCCCGACGACCGCAGCTACGAGGAGGACGGCTCCGCAGGTTTTGATGCCTGTCATGAGGCAGCCTTCGCCGGCCTCGCCTGACTCGCCGACGATCTCGTGCCAGTCGCCGTGGTCTGCATTGTGTGCCCGGTAGACGGTCACTGTTCCCCCATCCGGGTATGAGCCGCGGCCAGGTCCCGCAGTGCTTCGTCACGCTGCCATGTCATCGGCGACACGCTGCGTGCGTTGTCTGGTCCGGCCTGTCCGCTTACGCCGTGGGTACGGCAGACAACGCGGGTCGTCACCTGTGGTGGGATGCCGCTGGTGGCGAAATGATCCCATCGGTGGTCGCAATCCTCAGTCACGTGTCCTCCCTCAGCCTGATGATGGGCCCATCGGTGGCGGGATCGTACGGTGTCGGCTGCGGCGGCATCACCGGCCCGCCGTAGGCACGTGCTGGCTTCCCTGCTTCTTCGGCTACGGCCTGCCTGAACTGGTCGAGCATGTGGGCTAGCTTCTCGTTCGGGCTACGCCAGTCCGTGGCAGCGTCGGTGAACCGCTTCTCCTGGTCGGCAGCCGATACCCAGAACGCCGACCCGGTGCCGTCGATGTGGAGTTTGACGCTGTTCGGGTTGTGGGTTGAGCGGCGTTCGACGGTGTAGCTGTAGCCACTGCGGCGTAGTGCGTTGTCGGGGTCTAGGCGGTCTGCCCATCGGCGTAGCAGCCGGCCCACACGCGCCCTCACTTCTCCGCCCACCCTTCGGTGTGGTCGCAGTCGCCGTCCTCGCCGAACGCGCACATGTGCTCTTCCATCCACGGGCAGTTGTGGCAGTACCGGGTGACCATCTGGCCGATGATCTGGCCGCCGTGGGCGGTGTTCCACAGGTCTTTGGGTCCGGACCACAGGTTGGCGATGTCGGTGCTGACGTTGTGCTGGTCGCACCAGGTGAAGCATGATGCGCGGTGGGGTCCGTCGTGTCCTGCCGGCTGCTCGCAGCGTTGCGTACACGGCCCGAAGGGACGCTCCGCGGTGCACGCGTCCGGTACCCGCGGCGACGGTAGGTCGCCGTCTGGGTAGTAGGCGGCGTTGACGAACGCTCGCGCGCGCCTGATCTGTTCCATGCTGATGTGCTCGGTCATGACTCGACCCATCCGTACCGTCGTGCCCACTCTGCGGCTTCCGCCGACCTGCCGTTGCCGGGGTGGTACTCCCTGCCGGCGGAGAACAGGTGCGGTTCCTCGCTGGTCTTTTTGGCGAGGGCGAACCATTCGGCGTCGGTGATGCCTTCGGGCCGGTACTGCGACGGCGGGTTGATCGAGACGTAGCCGTATGAGGTCTCGGCTTCGCCGAGTTCGCACAGCGGAGCGTCGGTCTTGTACCAGAGTTCGACGCTGGGTTCGGTCATGCCGGGCAGGTCGTAGAACGTGACGCGTACGACGCCGGGGGTTGGGGTGGTCATGTCAGCCTGCCTGTTCTACGGGGATGCAGCGCCATTCGCCGTCGAGCCAGCCGAGTTGGACGCAGTCGTCCGGATCCGGCAGCGGGCGGACGGTAGTCGGCTGTTCGGCGCGGGCCGTGTCGTAGTGCTGGACGACTCCGGCTGCTGCCGCTGCGGCTACCGCGAAGGCGGCGACGAACAGTGCCGTGCGCCTGGTGGGCAGTTGCCGCCCCATGAGAGCGCCAGCGGCGATGGCTCCCGCTGCTCCTGATGCGGCGATGAGGAAGTTGGCGAGTGCGGTCATGGGGTTCCTTCGGAAACGCGCTTCAGCGCACGCCGTTGGTGGCGTGCGCTGAAGCGGTGGGGTTGGGTCATCAGAACTCGGTGGGGATGTCGTTGCCGCACCAGTCGCACCAGCCGGGGCCGGCGCAGGTGCCCTGGTCGTGGATCTCGTGCATGCGCATGTCCTCCCAG